CGGTTTCCTCCGGTGTCTGTACGCGAGCGAACGGAGAAACTTTGCCGTCATCCAAGTCTCCCTGGTATTTGAGGCCGGGACCAATCTGCTCTCCCTCTTCCATCACTCCCTCCCTTTCGCATCACCAAGTGTTTTCAAAGCATCAACTAACGAATCAACTGCGATTTTCTTTTTGCTCTTTGTCACGTCCGTGTCAGTCCACGGTTTGAACATTTTATGTACGTGACTCTTCTCCCACGCGACTACTTTGCTAATGCGTCCGCGCCGTTCGTTGCGCGCTTTCTTGCGCTGTCGATCTAAATAGTTGAGCTTGCGTAACCGGCCCTGCTTGCGTCGTCTCACTTTGGCGTCACCCCTAATCCGTGGCAGTCTTGGCATGGGCGCTTTACTTGTTCCTGTTGCCCATGCCCATTATTCTGCCAGATACATAAATGCCCAAGACCTTTACATACCCAGCAGATTTTCATTTGCTTGCCGATTCTTTACTCGAACCCATAAACTGGATTGGTCCAGATTTACCTTCGTATTCGCGGATAAAGTCGAGCGCTGCTTTATGATCTAGCGCATCAGCAATCCTGTGAAGCTCAAGCCAACATCCCATAAGGAGACCACCAAAGGCGTTGACAAACCGCTCGCCTTCGTCGTCGCCGGACTCGCGTAGTCGCTTGCCAATGATGGCGAAGTTATCTGCAACGCTCCTAACTTCTGCCCCAAACCGATCATTATCGCTTTTGCTTGTACTCGCGTTGGCTTCATCCTGTGGTGTGCGCGTCGCTTTCGTACTGGACCGTCTGGCCTGCGCTTTTTTCCTGACAACCTTCGCCATTCCACAACTCCTGTCCATGTGCAACTTGCGTTTGATAAATATTCTGCTACTGGCATCCATAAGTCGATCCTACGTGGAACTCCATTTACTGCATCGCCGCCTCCTCCGATATCTCGCTTGCGAACCACGGCCATCCTGTGCGTGCTTTTGTCTCGTAGTAAAATGCCCTCATCGTAACGTAAGTTCCCCATAGCTGTACCCATGTCCAACTCGGCAAAGGACCAGGGCACAGAATTGAGATTGTCTCCTCGATAGCCTGTCGATCCATACTCACATTTTCCTCCGTAGACGCTTGCTCCTGCGACCTGCCAAGCAGATGCCGAAGCAGAAAGCAAGAATAAACAGAGCCCAAATAGCGAGAGCAATATATACGGTTTCCATGGCTTGATACCTCTCACACTCCTAGATTGATTACAGAACTCGGCCCGCTGTCGGGTAGTACATCCACTCTTCATAATTGATCTGATCGAACCTACCTTCTTCAACACGTTTACGGATAGTGCAACCACGATCAAATTTGGCGTTGAATGGGCAGTGGCCTAGCTGAAAACACACAGGCTTGAAAACTCCTGATCCTGCAATTAGCTCAAACTGCCATTTATTCCATTTCTGTACTATCGGTGCGTGCACGCTGCGCGGTTCGTACTGTGGTGGCGAGTAGTCGTGGATGGCCTTGACGATGCCTGCGAACACTGCCCGCCACTCGTACTGTGCCTGAGTGCACAGGCGATTGCCCGCGTGCTCTAGTAGATTGCGGAGGTTGGTCTTGTAATTGAGACGTGTGGTGATGGCGTGCGGTAGTAGACCCCGCGCATCCTCGGCGGGAACACCTTCACCGATCAGAGCGTTGTAAACCTCCTCTAAGTTCTCGGTTGTAAGCAACCACATATCCCTAGCACGTTTCTTGTCCCCGCCCTGTAGGGACGGTGGGAGCGCTACCTCCTTCGACATTTCGCCCTTGACCGCGAAGCGTAGGGACTCCTGCGCATAGACTGCGGTCCTCTGACGCACCATCTGGTGAGTATTACTGCGCGTGACGCCCTCGATAAAGAAATGAAGGTCCACGAACTCTAGCGGTGCCTTTAGGTGTGTCTCGTTTACCTGCTGCCAGGCAGCTTCGCGTTCTTCGTCCGTGATGTCCTTTAGGGCATATGTGGGCTTGCCTTCATACATCCTGCACGCCGCCGCAATGGCTCCTAGCGGGTCAGGAGTCGCGCTCAAAAGGTGCACCTGTGGTTCTATGCTCTGCATTGGCGCCGCATCATACATCGCCTTATCGGCCCAGTTTGCTATCTCTTCTTTCATTGCGCCTCCTAATTCGTTCTTTATTTTCGCAGGTCATACAATAGCGTCTACCATTATTGCGTACAGTATATGATCCTTTGCATTTTGGGCAAAAGAAGTATTGCGGTTGTACTGCGTCATGGTGAAACTACCCACATGTTTTTTATGTATATTTCACGGGACGTGCGCCACCCCGGCTTTATCCCCTCGACAACTATAGCATCGTGCCCTAGTCGTAAGCCCCACAGGGCCTCGCGGAAATGTGGATACTTGAACCTGTCGATGCGAACTGCAATCTGCTCTTCACCATCGGTAGCCCTCATTATCATTAGCTCGTTTAGCTCTGGATGTTTTATCTCATCGCGTTTTAGCTCATCGCCGCCGTGCGCGCGGTTGTGCTCGTAGATGTCGCGCAGATTGCGTGTGATTGCAATGCCAACCCACACCACCCGTGTGTCGCTACCGCGTGCGTGAGGAACCTCCATGCTTGTGTGCGTTGCCTGCGGGATGCCCCACCGAGTAAGGTTACGCTTTACCTCTGCGATCATTTTGCTTAGCTTCAGGACCTCAAATGGGTCATCCATTTTCTCTAGTTCTTCCATCTTGGCTACTGTCTTCGGACCAATACCGGGCACTGCCAAATAGGTTTTCCAGTCTTTTACTACACCATTGCTTTCGCGGTACTCGATAGCGCGTGCTCCGACTGCTGCTGCTCCTCCCTGTCGCCAACCGCTCTGAAGCCCGGAGTTTGTAGCTCTCCAATCCACCCCGCTTCTAGTCGGATGGGGCGGCAGGATTCGTATTGGTGCGCGTTTTCCCCGGCCTGCCGCAGCATCGCGTAGCAGTATGGCGTGGCGACCCATCTTGATGCTGGCATCTTTCTGTCCCTTCGGTTTTTTGTCGGACATCTTCTGAAGACTGGCGGCATAGAAGATAATTGGGTAGAGACGCTTTATCCACATTGTCCAATAAGCTAACATGCCGTAGCTAACACAATGGGCAGCGTTGAAGGCGTAGGTGCCGGACGTTATGCACAGAGACCAAATCAATTTAGCGATTTCCTTGTTGATCGGCTCACCACCGTTACGTTTGTGGTATTCCTTAGCGCCCTCCCAAAACCTAGCCCACTGCCTGTTGAACTCTTCTACTCCAAGGCTCTTGGAAATAATTCGGCGTATATAGCTAGCATGTGTCCAGTCAAAATTACCGACCTCGGTGACGACTCGCAAAATCTGCTCCTGATATACGATCTGGTGGTGAGTGTCGGCCGTGATGGAGTCCAAAGCAGGGTGAATAAGCTCCGGCTTCTTCGAGCCACGCTTGATCTCGATATACTCATCTGCGGCTCCATTGTGAAGGGGGCCTGGTCGGGAGAGTGCATTGACGTCGCATATCTCCTTGAAGCTATCGGGTTTGAGTGCTCCACAAACCGACCGCATGGCAAGACCGTCGAACTGGAATACACCTGTAACATCATTCTCACGGAACCCATCTAAAACCTCCTCCATATCTAATAGTAAATTGTAGAGAAAAGTCAGCGGCTTGCCGATCTGCCTTAGACTCTCAGCGATCATCGCTAGCGTCTTCAGCCCTAGATAGTCGAGCTTTAGCAAGCCCTGTCGCTCGGCATCGTACTTATCCATGCTGACGCAGGAGATAAGCTGCTTGTTGACAATGCGCGAATATACCGCGCACATCTCTTCAATTGGCCTGTTACTAATTACCAGACCTGCCGCATGTACTCCGAACCCCTTGACGTTACCCTCTAGATCCATTGCCTTGTATAGATCGGGGTGCTTCTCGAACACTGCTCGCGCGTCCTCGAACTGTTCGGCGGTATCTTCAATCGTAGCGCTCGCACGGATGTCACCTGACGAGCGCTCAATTAGTCGAGCCTTGACAATCTCGATTTCAAATTTTGGAATCTGAAATACTCTTCCCACATCATCAAGAGCAAGGCGAGACTTATAGTAAGTGAAGGTCCCGATATTGCTAACGCAACGCTCGCCATACTTACCAACCATGTACTCGCGCACAAGGTGACGGCGGTCACTATCAAAGTCAACATCAATATCAGGTAAATCAGCACGGCTGACATCTATGAACCTCTCGAACACTAGATTGGGGAATAGCATCGGGTTTACCTCAGTGATGCGCAGGCAGTAAGTAACTAAGCTCCCGGCTGCACTACCTCGGCAGTGACATGGTATTTCATTTTCCTTAGCGTATACAATTGAGTCGGCAACGATGAGCAAGTAACCGACGAATCCCTTTTTCTCAATGATCTCCATCTCATAGAGCAGACGCGCACGATATCTCTCTCTCTCATTTCTTGGTAACTTATTGAAGCCTCGATACCTCCACCCCTCCTTTATTAGATGGCGCCAAAATTTGATCGCAGTATCGAATCCAACAGGTAGCGGAAACTCGACCATTGGCAACTTTGGCAGAGTAACGTTGCACTGCTGCGCGATAACCTCTGTATTTATGATGGCCTCGCTGGCGGCTCTTTTACTAAGTCCCGTGTCAACCAATCGCCTAAATAGCGCGCGATCCGTGGGTGGTGGGCACAGAGGTACTGTATAACCCCAAGACCTAATCTGCTCCTCCAAAGTCTTCTTCTCACCCGGCCTGACATTGTGGAGGACCTGCTGAAGCTCAACCTCCTCTGGAGCGGTGTAGTGACAATCCATACTCCCCACCAGCGGAATGTGTAACTCGTTCGATAGACGCTCTGCCATGGGAGCGAATCGTTTGGTGGCGGAAAGCTCGGGAAATCCCTGAACCTCAATGTAGTAACTGCCCTCAAACTTTCGCTTGAACCATTCAGCGACTTTACGCGCCCGCTCATAACTCGCATCCTCTTCCTTTATCATCTTACCACCAACTGCTGAGCAATGCAATAAACTTCCCTGACAACCACTTAGTATAATGAGCCCTTTTCGGTGACGATAGAGCATCTCACCGGAAATGGTAGCGTGATAATGAAAACCCTCAGAGAAAGACTTGGTGACGAGCTGAAGTAGATTTCGATACCCTTCCTGTGTTGCGGCCAATACGGTAAGGTGATACTTACTCTGCGTCGCATGTTCTCCAACCCTCCCTGTGTAGAACTCACATCCGAAGATCGCCTTGATGTTGTGCTTTTCTGCCGCTGCCTCGAACTTGACGTGACTGTCGATGTTGCCGTGCTCGGTCATCGCCAACCCACTCATGTTTATCTCGGTGGCCCTCCTAACGTGCGCCTCCGGTAGCTGATATCCGTCCATATAAGAGCCTAGAGTCGAGTGGTGGTGGAGGGACACAAAGCGCATCGGCTTTAGCCCTACGTGCGCCCTTGCCGCCGCTCTCTGGCGCCGCTGCGCTCGCACAGTTACCGTCTGATGTTCGTGTGAACACTCTGACTTCTGCCGCCCTGCAAAGGCAGCGCTCTTAGTTAGGTCTACCTTATCGCCCATTACTTGCCTTTACCTATTTTGCGCCAACGTTCGTGACGTTCGTCTCGCACTTTATTATCTCTAAAGCTATAACAATCCTCAGCAATTGCTCCCATCTTTATTGCCTGCAAGCGCTTAGCACGACTTACATCATAGTGTGGTACAGACTTATTCTGAAACCAACTTCTTCGCAATCCTAAACGTGCGGCGAAATGATGAAGCTCCGGTAATTTATCAGCCTCTAAATGACTCATCGTCATGTTGCTAAAAGGGATTTCTGCGTTGTCAACGTAGACTGCCATTATCGTTCCAAGTCTGGAAGATTCTCTATCTCTTTAGCCAGGTCATCCCAATCGACAACCTTGATGCAATGTAGGGAATAAAACAAGGCAGGTCGCTTCGGATCGACAACCCATATTGGCGGCTTACCATTAGGTAGCTGTTCGTTACTTAGCATCTTGCCCATCTTGTAACCTATCTCCATCGACAAACCACGACCGTCAGGATACAATGCAATCAAAATATCTGCTCGCTCTACGCCTGCAAGCTCCATGTGCGCTAGCTCCTGCTTGCGCCAAGTCTCCGAAGCGTGTGGGTCGATCTTATGTGTGGTCCAATCGAACGTTATCTTATGTCCACAACGCGCTACGTGCGCCTGCACCTGCCGCACGCGCTCGATAGACGTGTCATCTATCGCGCCTCCCACGTATATCTTCATAGCGGTTTCCTCATTTTGCGGGTTATCTCGTCTAGTTCGGCGTTGAGTTTTGCATCACCATAGTGCTTGGCTAGCCAGCGCATCGTGTAATCAATTACGCTTGCACACCACGGGATGTCTGGATCGTTAGTTTCTCCGTTAGGCTCGAAGCGCATGTGAGCACACTTACGCGCCAGCATGTCGAGTTTCGCCCCATACTGTAAAGCAATGCTCGTCATCATTGCGAATCCCTGCGTCCACCCCTCTAGCGTGCTGCCCTCCTTTCCAAATCCATGATAGAAAACCTCCCCCAAATGTCCGTCCTCGAAGCCGTTCGCTGTGATGTAACCCTCTACGCCGCCGACCTCTAGCTTGACTGTCGGACCGCTGCGCGTGCCCTGTAGCGTGCGCCGCTCAGGACCTACAGCGCCCTCCATCGAATCCTCTGCGTGTTTGTCGCGCTGCGTCATGTGGTCCTTCCAAGCCTGCGCTACAGCTTTTTTCATAGGGTCGCCTTCTGCGGCTTCTTTCTTACTTATCATTTTGGCCTGTCTGTCTTATCTACCTCGATACCAACATTCTCTAAATCCTCGCGCAATGCGCTGGCGCTGCTACTAGCATCTTCTTCTTCATCAACTGCATCCCAATAGTCCTCAATCATTTTCTCTATCTCTTTCTTAGCCATGCCCCTTTTCTCTTTTCTTTGCAGTTGGGTGTAGTTTTCTCTGTCGTTTTTTGGAGCCAGACATTGGCTTTTGCTGATGACTTTGCTTCTCTCTGCCTAGTTTATCAATACGACAGTCGGGCACAGAACGCGCCATAATTCACCAAGTCAAGAGCGTCGTCAACTGCCTTGTCTTTTATCTGCTGCTCATGGTCGGCTTCTTTGAATCCCTCCTCTGGATCATCAGCCACAAACGGACCTGCGAGGTTGTGCGAATGATTATTCATGCGCGCAGCCTTACTCTTGGCGTGCATTGCTACATCGGGCAGGCCATACTCTTTCCACAGTCCATTGTATGTTATTTCGCGGTCATGATTTATTGACAGTGCGCGCAGGAAGATAACCGCCTGCTCCAGGTACGTGTCGCCAAACGGTACATCTACCGCCTCACACATTGTCTCTGCTGTGTGGCGCTCAATTTCAGTTATGTGCATCGTGGTGTGTCCTCCAATACTTGATAGACTCTTTCATTATTGATGAAGCTATAGGAAGGTTCTCCACCCACCAGGGACGAGTTACACCGCTGTTGAAAACTGTCTTGCGTAGCAGCGGTATGTCCTCGCCAAAGGCTGCCGCTGCTGCGTCGTACTGCTCGGGTAGGTCATCGAGTACCGATACAACGCGCTCGGGATCGACTAGATCAGCTAGCACTTTGTACTTGTCCTCATCGTACAAAATACCATCATACTCGATACCATATAATGCCAGCCAGTGGCGTGTATCAGGGTCCACATTATCTAAGCGTAGGTAAGGGCGAGTGGTGGTGAGCCAGACCTCTGCGCCTGCCTCGCGTACACCTGCGACTAGCTCTGGTGCATAATCAAATAGAGGCATCGACCGCTTCATCCCACCCTGGCGGTAGGCGAGCTTGATGAGACGGAACGTTGTTACATCAACCTCAAACGTTTTACAAAACCAAATACGAAAATGCTCAGCGCCATCGTACTTCCACATTTTCGATTTAGATTCTATCCCTAGCCAGCTACAGGCGAAATTGATTAGGTGCGAATGGTAGTCTCCTAGCGTGCCATCGATGTCGATAGCAACGATAGGCTTGATTATCTCTTTACAGCGCGTGCAGAGCATCACAGGCCCCTTTGTATGCGGTGTGGACTAGGATTCCCTTCTTCCACTGTCCGAACCTCCCGAGGCGGATTATTTTAGGGTTGCAATCACAGTTGGTGTTGATTGGCTTGAAGCCATGTAGTACGTCTTTGCCACCAGCAATGCTGTTTAGTTCCTAGGTGTGGTGCCCTGCGTACTCTGTCTGCTCCACACCGAAGATACGGCTAGTCCGATACCACCGTTTGCTAAGGTCTCCGTTATATACCACTACATTCTCAAAGCTGGCTAATGGTTCTTTAGCTGCGTATCCGCCAGTAAAAACCACATGCTGGCTGTTGAAAAAGTGATGCTCTGGATCGACGCACAGGACGCGCGCAGGTATCGTACTAAACACCACATCATAGTCGGAAACAATATCTGCCAAGGGTGAATCTCTATGCCCAAACGCAGCATGTGCAATCTTGTGGCTATACAACGCCCACAGCATGTCATACATTGCTACTATCGGCCACGCTGACTTTGGACCCTCTTTGAAAAGGTCCCAACTGCAAGGTGCATCTGGTTTACCGTACACCTTCTCTGCGTAGCCCTTGCGTGTGCCGACCTTGACAAACGTTATGGTCTTACGTTTAGCTGGATTAGTTAGATGTGGAATCGGTGCATGTAAATACTGCGCGCCTCTCATTACACTCTTCTCATCCTTACTATAGCAATCAACATGATAGCCAGCGAGCTTGGCGGCATGTACCGCGAGCAAGCCCGCAGGTCCGCACCCTAGCACTGCAACTCTCATGCTGGCCTCCCTTCGATCAATCGCTGTGCGACAACGCCGACCACAAAGAAATGCAAGAGCATCGTCATTACGGCGGCTTCGTCGCGCGGGTCGATATTTGGTGTGTATTCTTTGAACAATATCTGCTTGTGGTGCTTAGCGAAGCTCTCGAAAGCCTCAGGGTCTACGCGCGCCCTTGCAAGCACGCGCTCATGCGCCTGCATCCCTGCCACCAGCTTGTAGGTGCGAGACAGGGCTTCCTCTGCCTCCATTAGATGCTCACCATTTATCATCGGCCTGCTGCTTTATCTCAATTTTGACTACTTTCTCATCAACTGGCAACACTATCAAACACTCAATAGTCTCTGCTCCGATTTTCCACTGCGCCTCAGTCATCATCTTTACAAGCTGATGGAACGTTAGCTCGGGATGCTGCAACGCTAGCTTCTGCATAGCCCAAGCGCCCATGTTTGATGTAGGTACGTCACTCATTTTATTTCCCTGAGCATCTCATGTAATGGCCCTGTGATGTAATAGAAACCACCTTCAGTTCGGATCATCCCGCTTTCATGCAATGTGCTGATTAGTCCCTTCGCCTCGTCTCGGTCTAAGTTCAGTACCTCCTCTAGATCGATGCGCTTGAACTTTGAAGCGCCCCGTAGATAGCCGACAAGCCCATCTGTGCGCGACTGTAAGAACCCTTTGATCTCATCTAGGTTGCTGTGGTCGCGCGCCTTTGAATCGAGTTTGATCGCTTCTTTGCTTAGGTCTGCGTAACCAAATCCATCCATCCGGTACAGCATATCAACGAACGCCATCGCATCTTCGACATGCTCAACGCGCACAACGATGTTTTCAAATGTCGAGTCTGTGCTAAACAACCGGGCGGCAAGCGCAACCGCAACCCGTGCGATCTTCACGCGGATATTTGCAAACTGTACCAGCGGTGGGTCATCTGTATATCTCTCGCCGAACTCTTTAGCGCAGTCGTACACTGCTGCCTCTGCACCGCTCGCCCACCGTATCTGCTCGGGCTTACGCGACCAGACCCATCGCACCAACATGCTGCACGCCTCGGAGCCATAGGTGAGTTTACTCTCTTCGTGGCTCCGGTTTATTTCCTCGCTCCCAACTTCATCAGAGCGCACAGACATAGCAAAATCAAACCTTGCAATATCCTCGCTATTACCAATAAGTGGCTTGATAGCGCGTACTCCGTAGGTATAATCAGACATCCTAGTATCACGAGGATTACCAAGCCAAACGAGTCGTGTTCTAGCATAAGTGCGCTCCTGCTCTATCATTGTTAGTTCAGCAGTGCCACTAGATCGTACACTGCTCATCTTTGCTATCTGTTCCTGCGTTAGTCCCGAGACCTCATCGAGCACAACTAGACGGCGGTCGTTCAGCGGGACTGTTCCCCATTTGATAGTCCACTCTCGCCCTGCTCCAAACTGCTTAGCTCCGCCAATAATACCGGCAAATGTCGCGGACTCACAGGAAATGATCTCGCCTGCTCGATAATGGCGGCTAATCTTCTCCGCCGCCTCAGACTTACCAGTACGAGTATCACCCACGACAAGCAATTCGAGCCAACCACGACCAATACGGCTACCGTCAAAGTCGAAAGATAGAGCACTATGCCAAACAAGATCAAGTGCAGCGTGCAACTCAGGGCGACCATATATCTTCGTAATGTGTGCTGCGATATCACGGCTTATCCTTCCTAGCTTCTTTAGTGGACGTTCTCCTTTTTTCGGCCGGAATATCTTTAGCTGATTAGCTATCTCCGGTGTTACATCAAAGTGATCAACGCTTGTCTGTAGCTTATTGATTTCCCAAGCCTGGAAGCTGTTTAGCTGCCGCCGTGGATCATTGAAGAGAGAGCCGACAACACGGACGGTTGTGTTGGTGCTGCTGTCATGCCGCCCGACTGAGATTATCTTGATATTCTTGTAGTCCTCTCCTTTACCATTGCTGTGGTCGATGCTCGGTCGTGCGAATAGCTCCTCAACACTCTGCTTGTCAGTTGTCTCAATTACCAATTTGTTACATTTGGGTATACCATATAGTTCACGTAGTAACTCAAACACCTGCTTATCGGTGCTCTCTACTAGCGACAAGATCACAGGGTCGTTAGGCGGTACAATCAGTACGTCCTCGCCGTGCTTAGGATAGAGCGGACAGACGGCGCACTTCTCGCCTGCGTCGCGGGTACAAGTGAGCAGGTTTTTGTGCGGTACGTTGTAACCCGGCTCGCGCTTACCTGTGATCGTTACAGTAAGCTCCAATGGGATGCCGACATTTGAAGCATCGAAGGCATCAATGACTGCCGCCTGTCCCTCGCCAACTTTCTTTATCTCCTCTTCGGCGTGAGACAGGTCGGAGGCTTCTGCTAGTAACTCCCAAAAATCGCGCTTATCATACTCTAACCAGAAGTCAGTTAGGTCCTTGCCGTGCTTTGGCCTAAGCGGATATGGTAGTGTGATAGTGTGTATCTCGCGTGCGGTGCGCTGTAGTGCTCGGCGCACCTTGCGGTTGGCGTCCTGTCCGGCAGAATCCATATCATGGCAGAGGAGTACAACCCTGTCCTGAAAATAAGAGCCCCACTCTGGCTTCCAAGTCGATGCCGAAGCCGTGCGTGTAATTGCCGGATAACCATTCTGGATACTGATGAGCGCATCTAACTCACCCTCGCAGATAATGATGTTGTGTGGATCGGATGCAAGCACTTTCATCGGATAGAGTTCGGGCTTGCCCTTTCCTGCAACACTCCATATCTTCCTAGTACCGGGACCTGGGTTTAATGTGTAACGGCGGATATTTACTAGCTCTCCGTCTGCGTTTCGTATCGGTATCGCATAGCATTTTCGTTCCTTGTCCCAACCTAGTTCGTAGTCTTTGATTGTTTTCTCTTCGAGCCCACGCACGATCATCAGTCCATCGACTGCCTCATCTGATGCCCATAGGCTACTAATCCATCCCGCAACAGCACCATCAGAGATTTTCTCAGCAGATCGGGGTTTGCTATTTGATCTGCCAGAATGTCCATTCGATGCTGCGGTGGGAGGATCGACCCACTCGGACCGTCGCTCGATAAGGTCGATAACCCTCCCGCCTCCGCATCCCTTCTGGCAGTTCCAAACACCTGCGTCGAGATTGATTCCACTGGACCGCTGATTATCTTCGTGGAGTGGGCAGTACATATCCCACTCCCAGTGTTCATCTTCTCCTCGGATCGTAGGTTTTTCTCCAACAAGATATGGGGCGAGTAAGTCGAGATGTTTTTTGGAAACAGCACGCATACCAACTGTAAACGTCGAGGGTTTTTATGTACTCAAACATCTCGCCACGAACACTAGCTAGCGCCTTCATGAATTCAATCGGGTCCACCAGGGCCTCGCCTCGGCGGTACTCGTCTAACTCATCCTGCAATGCCTTAGTATTTTCAAAATACCAAACCACATTGCGTGCTGGTCTGCGCATTTCGGTATGACTGTACGACCGACAGTGTAGGTAAGTAACAAGCGCTAGGTCATTCGTATGAAATGCCCCGTTGTTCATCGGTCTAGAAAGGGTCTCCTGATTTATCTCCTGATTCGTCATCCGTCACGAGCCTAGCGCGTAGGATTTTGACAATGCCGGTGGTCTTGAGTCCGCGCTCCTTGCAAGTGGCGACCAATTCCTCTTTGCTCATCTCGTCATAATCGGGCTTCTCGCTCTCCTCCTCCTCGTCCTCCTCATCCTCGTCCTCTGCGTCCTCATCGTCAGACATGGCCTCGGTGATTGCCTCGCGGATGTCATCATCTGACATTTTTTTGAGGACTTTGATCTCAAGCTCCTCTTCCTTGATGAGAGCCTTTAGACCTGCGCGGTCTAGCTCGTCTAGGTCAACTCCCGCGTCCTCCTCGCCGTCCTCAGCGTCCTCCTCTGGCTCCTCTGCCTCCTTCTCCTCGTCTAGGTCCTCCTCGGCCTTCTCCTCGTCTCCGTCCGGCGCGAACGTGCCGCCGACCTTGCTCTGGATCGTGCCCTCCCACTGCGTGCCTGCCCGACCTGGCTGGTGCACAACGCGCACCATGCCTTTTTCACCAACAATGTCGGCTGGATCAAATTCACCAACCTCCTCATCCTCAGTGACGATTCCAAATGTTTCTAGAAACTGGCGGACCTTCCAGGCGGACTCATCGGACTCCAAGTTTATGTAGTCCCACAGCTTGCGCCCCTCCTGATCGCCGTCCTCAATCACATAGACCGCCTCAATGCGCTGGTCCATGCCTTTAGGCTTTGTTACCTCGCAGGACTCTACCGTGAATGGATAGACTCCCTTGGGGATCGGCTCAAAGTTACCTGAGCTAGCCTTTACCCCTTTGACATTATACTTTACCTTCACAATTACCTCCGCTTGATGACGCGCTTTTTGGGCGCGCTATTTATTTTACGAACGGATGTCCGCTTTGGCCTTATCTTGTTTTCTGGCAATGCTGCCATTATCTTGCTCATCGAAGGATCGACCATCCGACCTTCTTTACCTATACCAAACTGATCCTTAGCATCGTAGACTTTCGTCTTGTCGAGACGCAACACACGGCGCTGTTCTCCTTTCGATTCGACTACCTCCATATAAGCGAGAATGTTCATGAACCCACTTATCTTGAAGCTCATGTTTTTACCCTGTATCCAAGGGCGCTTTAGTTTCACACCTAGATTGTCGGGTAACTCGGCAGGATGCGCAGTCATTCCGAAATTGAATCCTGGCATCCCAACCATCTGCTGTACCCATTTGGTAATGCGTACAAAGTTCGCCTGATACTCACCCTGATCTATCGGCCCGCCCTTACGGTGCGGCTTGGCGGCTTCGACAAACGCCATCACGTCGTACAGCAAGTGATCCTGCATCAACGAGATGCTATCGAGCCAGAACCAATCGAAAGCTCCGGGGTTGTGCCTTGCGAACTCCTCAACTTCGTCCATTTCCTCCCATCGCTCCACAACCCACTCCTTTGCCTTGCTTGTGCGCGGGATCGAATCTGTGTGGTCGGTGGGAGGTCGAATGATTAGAGTTTTATCCCACCCTCCAATCATTTTGGTCTTACCGACCCCTGGGTCTCCATACAAGAAAAGGTTGCACTTTCCTGTGGACTGTAGATCGGTTATTCCTGGATGTAACATTTTGACTACCTCCGGTTTTATATCCGAGATGCGACCGTAAGACGAAAAGGAGCAAACGGCGCAGTCGTGCATCTTATCCTATGGCCCATGATCGTCGCGCCCCATGCAAGTGCGCTGAGGCGAAGGCCGAAGCGGATACGTCGTCCAATTGGCAGGACTGGTGACGTGTGGAGACAAGCTACGAGGTCGCTTATCGGGGGTCGCCCAATATGAGGTAACTTGCCTCCACACCTCATCAGTTCATCACCATCTGTCCGACAACTTCTGCATGTATGTGGTCTAACATATAACTACCATCTGGAAGCGATGTAGCAGGAACCATTATCAAAGCATAGAGCGGTAGGACATGCACCTGTTCCGGTGGCTCGAATGGGTCGATTGCAGGTGCCAAATACATTAGCCCACACTGCTCGCGCTTTTTGTGCATCATGCAGCCTCCAACTCGTGCTCACTGTAAGGTTCCCATTCGCCCATTGTTGCGTTGCGCATACTTTTCCAATCTGCTCCGCTCTCATGAAGTTCGCAGATATCCCGGTATGAGCATGTACCACAGTTCATCTTGCTTGGACTCTTGTAAATTGCCATCTGCCGCCGACGTGCCTTGCGAATCTCGCTGTACTGGCTCAGCACCCTTTCGCCTACGCGCTGCCCTTCGGCATCGTTACGAAATACCGGATGCCTGAAGAACAGCGCTCCCGGCTGCTGCTTACTAACTTTACCATCCTGATTGAGACTGTAACCCTCCTTGTTTTTCTTGCGCACGTCTGGTTCAGCCTTCTTCATAAAGTTGAAGAGAATACCGTTGAGACCATGCCCTGTAGGTTTGAGTATACCGTTGTCATACAAGAACTGCCGACCGTACCGCCAATATGCGCCTGCCTGCTCGTCTAGTGTGAGGAAGGGCTGTTTGGTCGGATCATCTTTAGTAGTCTTGTGGTCCACTAGAAAGATAAACCCTGTCTGTGTGTCCTTTACAACCAAGTCGATTATGCCGACGTAGTAAACCACGGCTTGCCTGTCCTGGGGTGCATAACGGGAACCTTGAAAGGCATCTCTGTGGCGAGTACGCGCCAGCGTTCGTCGTCCCCGTACTTCTCGACGTAACCCTCCATCATTACCGCGCCTAGATCGGCGGCATTATTCCACTGCCCATCGGCATCGCGGAAGCCTCCCTTTTCTGCCTGCTTCAACTCTTTTTCGTACAGTAACAAAAAGTAATCAGCAAGATCAATCTTGGCTCGCTTAGAACCTTTGATGTAGTACGCCTCTAGAGTCTTGTGGATTAGATGGCCGAAGCGCAGGGCAGGAGCAGCGGTAGACGGCTGCTGACATTCGACATACTCATGCCACCAAGCCCACCGACACTTCTGGTATGCCATGCGCTCCGACGTTCGCAATAGAGGTAAATCGTTACTCACCATAGTAATGGTACACTCCTGCCACAGTTGGTGGCCCTGGCAATTTGACACGCTTTGGTGTTGCAAACCTCCATGTCCCTCCGTAGTTATTGTGGAATCGAATTAGCTCCATGGCTTCTATCGCATCCTCAGCGGCCACAAGTGCAGACTCGTAAGTACCCTCTATGTTCCACCAGGCAAGCATTGTTACTCCATGCGAGATATATCTATTGTCGCATGTGGAATAAGCTGTTTGTCCAAGACTTCTTTCCTTGTAGGCTTGCCAAACTCCTGACCCTCCTCGACAGGGCCAACTAGGCTCTTGTATCGACTTACTGCTGCGCCTTTGTCTCCCTGATATTGTCCATCATACATTTTGCTAACTTCACTAGCAAGCATGAGGAAGGACATCTGGCAAATTTTCATGCCTTTTTTGAGGATGATCGGTCGCCCTAACAGATTGACAATCTCCAGCGTTGCGGTGCCTTTGAATCCGGGATCGAAGAACCCCGCCGTAACGTGCACAAGCAGGCCCAACCGCCCTAGCGAGGACTTACCCTCAACACGTCCGGCAGTGTGCGAAGGGAAGTTGAAGAACTCCTGCGTGCTGGCGAGTACAAACTGCCCTGGCATTATCACAAACCATTCAGTCTTTACTTTCATCCATTCGGACGCTACGGATGCGTTCGGCAAGTTTAGAGGGTCAACCACTTCCTCAACGTCGGGATGCGCCTTGATTTCTTTTTCTGGAGGGTTGACATAAATGAACTCATTTGATAGCTTACAGTCGTAGCTAGCTGGCTGGAGACAATCTTTGTCGAACGGCTCGATTAGATTGTGGCGCTCAACTCCGCGCTCTATCTGGAAATCCGGCAGTAACACCTATCCTCCTATCAAATCAATTATCTTGATGATTGCCATTCCAACTAACAGGAGTGTGCAAATCACAAGCATGAATATAGCAAAGCACATCATTACCAATCCCCATGCGTCGAGTTTCGGGTATTTCTCCATCACATTGTCCTCGGTTTATCCCACGACTGAATCGTCAGCCATTCCTCTAGACATTTGGGACACATTATGTTTGGATCGGGACCTGCTGATTTCTTTGTTGCCCTGCTTATCCAGCACGCCTTGCCGCAACCTTTGCACTCAATTTTGTGCGACTCGACAAATGCCGGTCCATCTTCAACCTTCTGACAGACTATAACGTCCATCAGACTGTTACGTCTATCTCGGGATCGTCGTGGCAGTAGATCATAAAGCTGTCTGTGTCTGCCTCGACTGCCTCGCGGATTGCCTCAGCAGGGTCCTTCTCTAGAGCTTCGTCCAAGATATCGGACTCGCTCCTTTGGGATATCCAATTTTAGGTGCAGCGTTACAAGTGCATCATTGATATTCATCTCAGAGCCCTTCTTTATTTTGATAATATACTCTTTGCCTCTCGCGCTCCCCGATCTGTTATGAGAGGCCAACCGGGGAGCGCTGAGGCTCTGAGTTGCCTCTCGAAGTATAGCAGATCGCCGCGAGCATTGCAACCCCTAGATTACACTGCCTCTTCTAGCGCCTGCTGATGTTCCTTCTCTGCCTTTTTGATCTTCAAAGTTAGACGGATCGCGTCAAGTATCTGCTTATTGGTGAGTTTCTTGCCTCCTGTAACTTCAGCAATTCTCTCCTCAATTGAATCCTCCGACCGTAGATAATAAACCATCACCTGGTTCATCCGCGAAGCCCTGTGAACACGGTCCTCGCCCTGCTCCTGGTCGTCCGGGTCCCACGTCTCATCGAAAAAGACAACGGTGGATGCGCGATCAAGTGTCACGCTCACACCGCCTGCTCCGGTTGTCATGCAAATTACGCGGGGTCCGTCCTCACCCTGAAACTCGCGCTGGATACGTGTACGCTCTCCCTTGCGATTTACGCTACCTGTGATCTTGCTGACCTCAATGCCCTCCCTTTCAAGCACGTCACAAATGCAATCCACGATAGAGGAGAACTGTGAGAACACCACAACCTTTTCATCACCTTCAGCATTTTCCTGTTCTCCTGTAATTCCATTCTCCTCTAGAATGCGCAACAACTGTGGAAACTTGCCGCCCTCGCCTGTCGGCAATAGCTTTAGCTCACCTTTCGCCATATGCTTGATTATGTGGTGGCTGTTGCTGAACTGCTTGAGCCTTGTGTATTCGGCAAGCACGCCGACTATCGACAGGTGCTCATCTGCAATCTTGACTTCCGCATCGGCACTTACAGAATCATACTGCTTGCGCTGTTTCTTCGTCATCTTGCAGGTAACAATGGTGTACTGCTTGGCGGGCAACTGCGGCAACACCTCAGCCTTAGTCCGCCGTAGCAGGTGCGGCGCGTGCTCCTTGTAGAAGGCTTCTTCGCGCTCAGGGCGGATGCCTTCGATGGTCTTATGCACCTGTCCGGCAGCTTCGTGGTCTGTAATCTCCAACCACATGCCCGCCCAACGCCACTTGCTTGTGAACTTAGCAGGCTCTATATGATGTAGCGCAGACCACAACTTGATAGGCTTGCCGCCCATTGGAGTACCGGACATCAGCAGTAGCTTCTCGCGCGGGACATCGCGCAGCGAACGAGCCATCAAGGATTTGTTGTTTGCTAGACCCATCTTGTGGTACTCGTCTACGATCACATAGGACCACGGGATGTTGTAAAGCTCTCCAAACACAGGTATCAGTGGGTACTCCTCGCGTCCATGCTCCATAACCTTGTTAGCTGTACGGTCACGCTGATAACGCAGCATGTGGTGGTTGATAACGAGCCAGAAAGGTTCGTCATCGTCAACAGCTTCCCAAGCTGCCTCGATAATTGCCTGTCGCTGCTTATGTGTATCGTCTCCAGACGTTACCAATACGCGCTGTTTCTGCCAGCGCTTTAGTTCCTCAAGCCACACAGTCTCTAGACTACTCTTTGGCGCTACCACTAGCTTAGGCGCGTTGTGTAGCTGCGCCTCGAACACTGCACCGATTGCCTCGGCAGTCTTGCCTAGACCGGGGTGGTTCGCGTTGATAGCATCTGCTCGCGCAAGGAATGCGACATCTGCACGCTGGTAAGGACGTAGCCACTTAGCGAGCTTCGGGCATAGTTTTGGCAAAAACTCTAGCTCAGCGTCATCGGCTGCGCCTAGCTGCGTGAGGTTTTCCTCCTTGCGGACCGCTGCATGGCCCCACTTCTTGGCGGCAGGAGAGAGTGTTAGCTCATGCCCTGCTCTTGTGAACGCTGCGCGAAGTTCGCGTGCGCTAGAGATGTCTAGTGGCAAGAGCCAGTGCGGTCCTCCTTTATCTTTGAACCTTGCTCCCTGCACGCTTTTGATCGCGTGGACGGCTGAGGGCTCGTAAGGGAACGTAACCTTGATTCGGTCCTTTTTCTCGTTGAGGTCTACGAACGCGATCATCGGTGCCTCCGCTCCAGTTCAGCGACAAGCGCCATCAACTCTGCCGATTCCATCTGAAGCAATTCTGCGGCTTCGCGCGCCCCTTGATAGTTTCCATGTTTGATATCATGCTTGACCTCATCGAGCATACACAATACGTTTGCTGAAGCTCGCTCTATGTTCTTGGAGAGGCTCATTAGTCGCGCTCATCATATCCGTAGTTGATCTGATCTTCAACCTCTTCAACGATCTGCTGTTCCCGTGCACTTTGCTCCTCGATGGTAGCAGCATTTATATAAGCACTATCTGCCTCAAGGCGCTGCTGCACCATCCTATCAACCATCGTTTCGTAGCTCATCTTGTTCCTTTCGTTTGTTGCCATAGTTCAACTATAGAGTCCAAACCTAAAGATCTGATAAAGATTTGATGATGTTCGTGTAGCGCTTCTCGCCCGGATACATGACCCAAAGCTCCTGGATGGCGTTGAGGTTCGTAGTCATGCCCCGGTACTGCTCGCTTGTAGAGTATAGACGATCTGCCGTGACGTTATCAATCGTGCCGAACACGGTAGACTTGCGACCTGCCACCCTCATCTTGAACTTCTGCCCTAGATACCACTTCAGTTTATCCTCAATTTCTTTACGCCGCTCCTCAACCATCCGATTATGTGTTGCCTGCGCTATCTGGTGTATCTGGCGCTGGCGGAACTGCTCCTTGAGCGCGAAGGCGTTCTGCGAATTGAGCGCGGCAACGAACGAAACTGCAATCTGTACCGCTATCGAAATGGCAGCTGAATGTTCTGGCTCTGGAAGAATCTTGCCGATGCTAACCTCGACTGTTCCATACTCTGGTTCGTCGCGCTTCGGGTCCCAATCGCGCCAATAGAAGTGACGGCGCAATGGTTCGTGCGCTTCTACATAACCAATGTGTTTGTCGGTTCGTTCATCTACAATTATGAATCGCTTTCCAGTTGGCCGTTCTTCAATCTCCAATTTATGTATATTTGTAATTGATATCATGGAATCTTTCTGGTAGCTTCCCGCTCGACTTCGATGGCTTCTTTCTCAGCTTCAACTGCCTGCCGTGCATTTTCGTTTGCTTCGTGCTGCAATGCTGGGGCCTGCTGTAGATAGGTGTTGGCCGGGCTATGCCCTCCGACATTTTCGATCACCAACACGATGGCGAGAACGATGAGGGTTGCTGCTACTACTATGCCAATTCGACGGAGCACTTTAGTTCCCCTTCTGGTCTAGAACTTTGTTGAGCAACACAACGGACTGCGTGAAACTTGCATTGCCTTTGGCGCGCTGCAATTCCTTGAATAGTTGATGAACATCGCCCATTGGCACATCGTACTCCTCGGACCAACGTTCGGCGATTGCCCGAACCTGTCTTGCTGTCGCTACGCTTATCATGATGCTCCTTTAGATTGATTTGTAGGTCCAACTATAGTTCACCAACCTAAAGAGAACCTAAAGATTTGATAAATCTTTTGGTTGCGTGAGCAACTATTTTGACTCCGGGATTCGATTTGTGAAGAAACAATAAGTACAAGACCGGCCTATCATCGGTCCCTTGTACTGCCCACCCCCTTTGTACCACTTGTGCGCATTGACGATTGCCTTACCACCACAGCGGGGACAGGTGATGCGCAGTGTACCACCTTCCCCCTTCTGCGTAATCCAACAGGGTAGAGTGCTTGTCATCGCCGTTCGGCTCATGAGTCACCCATCCTGCCCTGTTTGAAGCCGTGCTCATATGCCTTTACTAATTCAAAGGATAAATCAATTATGGTCTGTTTGCTTATATGAAACGCTAAGATCCAAAGTTCTGTAGCGATCAATTTCTTTAGTGCCGTGAAGATTTTCATGACTCTATCTCCTTCGGCGCGCGTGCAGTGTGTTCCATCGTCTCGTTAGGATTCATTGCGATGCGAGCCTTTTTACCGTCAACTGATCCTGCGTGATAGGCGGCAGGGTCTACATAGCCGCTCTTCTCCATTGCGTACCGTTCGGGATCGGCACCAAAGAGCTTCGCTGCCTCGTCCTCTACTACCTCGCGGATGTCGCGCAGCACTAACTCCATGCTACCTGTTGACTTCTCCTCCTGCCGCCGTAGACGTTTGCGAATCTCGGTGACAAAACCCTTGGCGTAGCTTGCCTGGTAGACGCTAGGCGTTGTACGCACGCGCGCGCGGTTGTGCTCGCGGCAATAAGCCGTGTAGAGCTTCGTCCATTCCATGCCAGTTTTGGTATCGAACGTATCGCACTGGTCGATCTTCTCTAGCAGGTCTGCCGCCCGATTCCAAGTCATCCCGGCCTCGCGCAACACAACTAGGTTCTCTACTAAGCTCACATCTGGTTTAGGCTTCGGCTCTAGGCCCTTGCCTAGCTCTAGCATTAGCGTTGTGAAAAGCATGTCGAAATAATCCAAGTCGCTGGTAATTCCCACGGCCGGAATGAAACCCCTGAACTTCCAGTAAACGAGCTTGACCCGGCAGTGGGCGGCAACGTTACTCATCATCGCCCACAAGTCATTGCGCAACGGATTACCCATATACCATTTCATATCGAAGTCGCGCCGAATAGGTTTGACAGCGCGGGGTTCATCTTTGTGTGCGTCTAGCTGCCACTGTTCGATGGCATACAGAGTCATCAATTTGTCTGCGCCTTCACGGAAGCGTTCCGCCTCTCCCGGTTCCGTCGTACTGTCCGCCTTCGCTAGTAGCGCGCGCACGCGCGACATTATTTTCTGATGCTTAGTTTCCTCCTGTGGGATTGTCTCGTCAACCATTGTATCCCTCGATCATCTCATTTGGATTCCGCATAGGTTCAAGGCGGACTATAACATCCTCGCCCACACCTACGCTCATAGTAGACCTTCCTACGACCATCTTTGGCATTGCATCATAATATGGCTTACCTTAAAAATATCCAATTGGTATATCGCGCTGTGGTTCTGTATCGCGCTCGGAGAACTCGATTGAGATGAACGGGAACGGAGCAATGTGCAAGAAGCGCTCCCCGCTTACAGGATTGCGCCCGAGATGCACGCCAATCAACGGCGAGCACAGTTTGAAATGAATCCCTCTGTATTTCATAGCTCCGCCAATACACAATCGTCACTGTGGAAAAGATACTTGTTATGCCTGAACTGGAAGATGATGTGTCCTTGCGCACTATGCTCAAGAATGCTCTCGACTTCCTGCGCAATGAAGTATTTTGGCAGCATAACCATAGAACCAACTTTGAGTTCTGCTGCGCGATATTGTGTCATGTCGGCTCCCTATATATTTGTAAACGGCTTTTTACTCACGTCTGCTATATCCGCAACTGCGACAGTGTGCATCACGCCTGAATACACGCGGCCTGTCGATGCGCGTTCGTCCGGCTCGTAGAACTGCAAGAGCCTCTGTGTACGTTTGGCTGGATTGGAGCCTCGCTCAGGATCGTCCGGTTCTGTAGGCTCCAAGAAACGCCGGAAGCGCCCCACCTTATATTCCTGCTCAAAGATGACGCTGCTTCCGGGTTCCTTGTGCATCGTGTAGATGCGCCTCCCGTTTAGCCTCTCAGAAACCTCCTCATGGGACAACCCTGTTAGGAAGGGTCCCCGGTGGCAGCTTTCGGTTGACGACCGCGCCGCGCTCCGACTACTTTTTTGGCTTTGCTGGTTACTTTCACTCCTCGTTTGTTCGCTTTTTTGGCTTTGGGCGCAGGCTCCTCGTCATCATCCTCCTCTGCCTTGGCAGCGGCGCGAGCTTCGGCAACTTTGGCGCTGGTGTCTGTGCCCGCTTCCTGCATAATCTTCTTGAGCGTTGGAACGCTGACGCCTGTACGTCCCGCCAGCCAGTACCACGAAGAATAGTCGCCCGCTTCCTCGCGGGCCTCTGCGACTGCCTCGACAAGCTCCTCCTCATCGCTGAATTTGATCTTTAGTTTTGGCGTGTCCTCGACAACATTGGCGATGTTGATACGGTAGGACGTGCCGCTGGTGAGGTCTAACGCCTCATCTATCTCGTTCAGCCCCATGCCTTTCTCGACAAAGGCGGCGACCTTCGCGCGCAGTTTCTCGTCATCGACGTATTTCACGCGCTCGCTAGCTGGAGCTTTTTTCGCTGCTACTTTCGCTTTCGCTGCTTTGGCAGCTTTCGGTGGACGACCGCGCCCACGTTTCTCGGCTGGGGCCTCTGCCTGCGCTGCACGTTTTTTGACAATTACTCGGGCCATTCTGTGTGCCTCCGCTTTCTTGGTTCTAGTTCTTTTGTAGATACGACGTTTGAGTCTAACAGGCAGGCGCTGGTAGTCTTTGTAAGACATGCGCGTAGCCGGGTCTGTTTTCAGCAAGTACGCTTCTGCGCCCTCTTTCGTCAAGTGAAACGACTGTGCAGCCTCACCTATCCGGCTGGCTAGGTATCCCCTGCGCTCTCCGTAGAGCGGAAGAATCACCCCTCCTCGAACCTCGATTGGCTGGCTAAGTCGCGCCATGGCTCAACTATAGCACAAACTCACTATGCTTGTCTAGCCAGGCAACTCGATTACTTTTAGCTGTGCGCCCGTACACCGCTCTTGTGCCCCTGTATGCCACCGAACTAAGATTGGATACTCATATCCCACATCTATATCAAGTATCTCTCCTAGCCAAGGCTCAAGCCCTTCATCGACAAGCTCTCTATCCAAAATGTCATGGACAAAATCTCCAATTTTCATTGATACCCCCTTTTGATTGAATAATTTATGCCCCAGGAGGGGGCACTTCTAAATATGCCTTGCTAAGATTGTCTTGTATGACACGGATCAACCGTCTAGCTTGTAGCTCATCCGTAAAGGGAGAACTGATCGGTCGTACATTCCCAAAGCCATCATCGTACCAAACCTGCCACATATCTTTGCTATCATTTGGTACAACATATAGCCTTGCACGTCTCATATAACGACCCACACTACCTCGTCAGGATGCAATAACACCTTCGCACCAGTGTCCAATGTTACCTCGACAGTATTTCTGCGATGCGCAACAGCCAACACAGTTCGATTCATGCCTGCATACCGCATCTCTTGCCCATGCTCCAACCGATTTGCTAACACATGCCTGTACTCAGCCATAGTATACTCTCTTTCCTTGTGAATAGACCCTCCACATAAAAATGCAGAGGGTCTATTCGGCGTGCTCTTATCGGCCTCGCTCGTCTGTTTCCATACCTGCCTCACGAGCCAGACGCTTCAGCTTGCCGACAGAAACGCCTGTGCGGCCAGCGAGCCAGTGCCAGCTGCTGTACTCATCTCGCCGCATACGTGCAGTTTGTATGCGGGAGAGAAGCTGTCCATCTGTCCTCCAATTGATGCGCAGCTTCGGATTCGCCGCCACTTCATTTCGGATGTTGATGCGGTATGTCGTGCCCGGAGGGAGCTTCAATCGCGCATCGATCACCCCGAACGGCTTTCCCTCGCTGACGAGCTTAGCCACTCGTCCTGCGAGCTTGTCATGCCTAGTCTGCTTCGTATTGCTTGCCATGCCCACTCCTTCGTTAGTTTACCAACTAGGAGCAGCATAGCATTGAATCTAAAGAGAACCTAAAGATTTGATAAATCTTTTGGTTGCGTGAGCAACTAAGTCTTGATGATCCAGTTGCCTGCGAACCAAGGGGGCATGTTTGTGTGGCTCAAACCTCCACCTGCTGATGGGGTTTCTTTCAGGGCAACTCCACCAATCATACCTAATCCCCCTTCGACTGCAACTAACCCTGGCTGCGAAATAACTTCTTTTTCAAATTTATGTTTGTGAGATGGCATCTGCGCTTCTGTCAACGTCACGTTTTCGGCGCCACCTGTCGTACCAATTGTCTGCAAACCCGAGCCTAGTAAAAACCTATTCTGACCTTCTGGTACATTGAAAGTGCTGGACCCAACTCCTGGACCCGCAGTAGTCCCGATTTCTGCAAACAATTCACTATAGCGAGCACGACTTACTGCTTCAAAATTGCAGAACAAAAATCCCCAAGGAGCAAAACCAGGGATCATCGATCCTAATATTACACCAGGAGCAAATACAGCATTTGATGAAATGCGCCTATCAATACCAATTACATATGAAATTACCCCGGCAGTATTTAGAATAATAACATCTAAAATACGATTGTGATTCGCCGCTACTCCTGCGGGAGTTTTTTTAGCCAAGGCTTCTGTTGACTGTTCTACTGAAGCTGGAGAAACAGATACTACAGGAGCTTTGCCCCATTCTAACATGCTAGAGCTTAGATCAATACCAAATGTCAAATAAAATCCTGCTTTGGGCAGTGCAGGAGGAACTAAGTTCCATTCCTGTTCAGCCACTTCAGTATATACCAAAGCTGAAGAACCAGAGTCCTTTAGCCAAGCCTTACCACCAGCTTTGAATTTGAAAGCCCCTGTCCCTGTATTTGTAATAACAGGGTTATTTACTACCCAGTCGGTATTTTTGGGCTGGCCTGGACGAATTGACTCTGCGTTAGTACCGGGTAGGGTGAAGCGCGGATCGTTGCCTGCGGCCGCTTCTGTGGCCCCTGTCCCGAGCCTACGGAGGGATGGGGTTTCAGCTGTACCTGATTTGATCGAGCCGATGATGTTTTCTGCGGTAACTGCTTCTTTGCCGATCTTTTTGGTAGTGACTGAACGTTCCTTGATCTTGGATTCTTCCACCGATTCGGCTGCGAGCTTTGCCGCCGTGACTGCGAGGTTCGCAATCATACCAGTAATCACTTCGACAAATGGCAGTCGCTTCCAAGCTCCTGCGCGAAATATCGAAGGCGTGCCTTCCGCACCATAGGTCAAATCATCGGTGGCCCAAAAGATATCGCCTTCCTTGCTTGCGCCGACTGCTGGGCGTTCGGCAATTGTGCCACTCTTGAACGTAGCTACAAGATCAAGTTCTTCTGCAAGTTTCTTGATATCGCGTGGAACGTCAGGCGTATCGGTCTCTTCTGGATAATGCAGCTTTCGCCGTGTTGTTTCTCCCATCTCTCAAATCTCCTTAGAGTATCATACCTAGAGCGCCGATTTTTGGTTCCACACCAGCTGCACCAAAATTTGTGAATTTTGGATTGATCCCGGATGCTTCGATCAACACGAATCCTTCTTTGAAGTTTGCATCGGCAATTTCTCCCACCAATTTCCATTCTGTGTTGAACACAAGACACTGAAGTTTGCCTTTGGTACACCAAAACCCTAGCTTGTTACCATTTGCCACAACTACTTCAATATTTTCTTTTAGTTTGGTAGGAGTATTCGCTTTCCAGATTTCCAGAAAAAACTTCCATTTGCCTGCTACAGCAGTTTCTTCAAAGTTCGCCTTATAGCCAGTGTTGGCTGCAAGTTCTGTCATGAACCCGAGCTTGACAAAACGTTCTGCTCCTGCACCACCTAGCGTTGGAACAGTAATTTCCACAGCTGGTTCCACCCATTTTTTGGGATTCCAAACTGCACCACTTCGTAGAGGAGGCGACTGATTGGCCTTATACCCTTCGCCTTTGACAGCACCAATATCTGTAGCGCCTACTGCGGCAGTCCACTGTTCTCCGTTTTTCAGCGGGTTTTCTTCCGCACGAATAAATGAATCTAGAATTATACAGGAGGGAAATTCAGACATGATAACTAAAATTCATATTCTAGCCAAACAGCAACAGTAAGGTTTTTGGGTTCGCCTTCTATTGCAGTTATAACAAGCGAGATTAGTTCTGCTGCTGATAGTGATTTACCTACGGTGGCACTAGTCGTCGTTGCAGTCGTGGTATATTTGATCGCTTTGAGACCTTCAACTTCCGATGCACCTAGCAAGATTTTCCAAGTGCAGTTTGTACCCGCTTCGATCTTGTGCCTGATTTCTTTGAATTTGACTGCCTGCGCTGCGGGCACCGGCACGGGGAAGGGCGGGAGAGTAACCGCTGCCACGACTCCGACAACTGTGAAGGTATGTGGGATGACAAGTTTCTTGATTGGTTCTTTAGCTACGAGCTTCGATCCCGCTATCGTGGCGGCCTTGATGTGTTTATTTTCTACAGCTTCGTTTCCAATCATCGAGGCGATAACAAGCGAGAAAGGATCACGCACCCATTTACCTGCAAAGAAAATGTATGGTGTACCTTCCGCAGAAAAGCTAGCGTCGTCAGTTGCCCAATACCTATCGCCTTCCTTGCTTGCCGCCGCTTCCGGCCGGGAGGCTAGCGTGCCTGAATTGAAGTACCCAACTTTGTCGAGTTCTTCTGCTAATTTCTGGATGTCCCTTGGTACGTCTGGTGTCGCAGACTCTTCCGGCCATTTGAGCTTCCTTCGAGTTGTTTCTCCCATGGTATCTCCTAAGTTCCCGGAAGGTTGTTGCGCAAACCATTGTAGGTCAAAAATTCAGTTTCCCACAATTTTTTATATGTGGGATACGCAGTGCGGATGATTATGTAAGCTGCTCCTGGTACAACGTTGTATGTCAAAATAATGCCACCTGGCACCTGCGCTTCTAGTGCCGCCCGCACCTGCGCTTCGTTCGGGGTCTCTAGCGTGTATGTAACAACCGTGAGCCGGTAAGCTCCTCCGTCGCGCTCCTTGAAGAACACAGTCTTGTTACCTGTGAGGTAGAAGCGCGCAGCTTCTTCAAATGCTTTCAGTGTGCCACGGTTAGATGCGGGTAACGCGAGGATATATTCGCGCTGCGATGCAATGAACTGTTCTTCGGTCTGAAGCGCGAGCTTGTTACTGCCGCTAGTGCCTTCCCCTTCTTCCCATTTCCATTCGGGAGTGTCACCGTCACCATAAGGAAGTGCCACATTAGTCGGGCTAGGTGCGAGCATCAATTCGTTGATACGATATGTGCCTTTGCTCGCAGCTTCGACAGACTTCATCTTGAAGCGCCACTGCGCTGCCACAGTACCCGCAGGCGCGGTAAAGACTCGATTGAAGGTGTGTTCTTCTACACCTTTCTGGAAGTTGTCTTTAGACGTGCCGAGCAATTCACCGTTGATATTATACCAAGCCAATTCGACATAGATTTCCATTTTGCCTGTTTCGGCAATCGTTTTGGCTTTCGCGTAGAATGAGTAATTTTCTTTTTCCTTGACAATAAACAAACCTTCTACGCCTGCGACTGTTACCGGACCTGTCGCCTGCGCCCAGGATGCCTTACCCGATGCAAGCGCCCCAGTTTCGATTTCCAATCCGAGGACACCACCAGCTTCTTTCGTTTTGAAAACAGCGTTGGCAGTTTCTTCGCTTCCACTTTTCCAGTTCGGCGGGGCAGCTTCTTTGGCAGCATGTTTGAAGTTAGGGGTCTTGATATAATTAGAGAGTTCAGCTACTAACGCCTTCTTCAAAGATGCAAGAGTTACACCGGCAAACTGCGACAACCATTCCAGCGTCTCTGCGGGAGATTTGTGCGGATTGAATAAGAGAGCCCATCCGGGTTCGCTTCCGTTGTCCCGTCCGTATGTGGCTGCCTGCTGCGCCTTGAAAACAAGTGCGTCACAATACCTAAGCAGCGCCCAGTTATTGGGTTCGTCTGCATAGGCAAGCGGTTTGACCGCTTCATACGCTTCTTTTCCAACAACTGTGACGTCAGTAGGTTCAGCCATTAGATTGATTTACCTTTGATTTCTCCGAGTTCCGGGAGTGCCGCCTTGCCCGACAGGGTAATGTCAGCTTTGGCAAGTGCTCCCGCGCCTTCTCCGAGTTCGACGTTTAGCACGTCCTCTACGCCTTCGACTGTACCTAGCACCTGTATGATGTCGTTGATCTTGACTTTTTCTCGCGCGTACCAAAGGCTTGCCTGCCCGAACGGAGGAAGGCCCCAGTTAGCAGGATTGAGGAAAGAGGTAATTGCTTCTGTGCAGCGACTTACCACATCAACTTCTTTCCATTCTGGCCAGCGCTTTACTTCGTAGAGAACTTTGACTTTTGTGTATTTGGGGTCAAATACATTGACGATGAAATTGATCTCGCGCTTTTCCAAAAGCATTTTCGAGACTTCGGCCTTTACTTCGGCAGAGAGCGCGTGCCCAAATTCATCGACTACTGCAATACCGACTGCACGTTCATTACCTTCTTTTTCACCTTCTGGAATATACCCATTGATAGCAAGTGCCCGCGCGACCCAGGTATGGTTCGGGCAAGTTCGGCAAAGTCATTAGGTATAATGGGCCGTGGAGCCTGGAGACGAAGCTCTGCGACGAGACGATTGAGATATGCGCCATCTTCCTCTGCATCCTGTCCTCCAGCCGTTGCACCTGTAAGTTCAATGCCAGTTTCTTTTACCCAGGCAAACTGATCTAGCAATTCTATTTTGGTTCCGGCTGTTCCGAGGTTCGTTCCTTCTTTCCCCGGTTCCAACGCTGCGATCTGCACTTCACCAGCGCCGGTTTCAGCTTTACCTGGCAGCACCACATAAGTCGCGCGAGTTTCAAACGGAACCTTTTCGCCACCTGGCATAGTAATGGCGACCGCCGTCTCCTGGGGGATCGTGTGGCCTAGCGAATCTTCGAGTTTCCACGTCGTGTTAGCTGTAGCTGCGACCGCTTCCTGCGGGGGCAGGCCAATGACCTGAGCGCCGAAGTAACGGAAGATGCTCGTCTGCACGTCTGTCAGAGTTTCGTTGAGCGTCGCAATCATTCGCGCGATTGCCGCGATCAGCCAAGTGTCTAACTGCCCATCGCTAGGTTTCCAACCTGCCATCTTTGTTTCAAGATAATCGAATGAATCCTGTGCAAGTGCATCGGGATCAGTTTCCGTGGGAGTGTTTACATATTCAGCCACCTGCCCTCACCCCCACTTTTATTTTGAGTAGCTGTGATAGGACATCTTCGAGTTCTTTCTTTTCGAGGGTGAAGTCTGCACGCGGCTCCCAAGTCCTGAGTGCTGCTTCTAGTTCAGGAATTGATGGTCCGTTTTCCTGCATGACCGGGTTATCTATTCCAAAGCCGGGAATCTCTAGTCGAAATCCCTTCTGAGTTCGGACGATGGCCGATACACACTGGATTATATCTTCGGGCGAATCCTGTTCAACACACAACGCCGATCCTTCCCTGATTCTGAAAGGGACTGCGAAATGTGGATTTACAATATTTGCATTTGGCATATTATCTCATCCTGTGTAGGGCCACCACTGTAAAACCCACCATCGTCCTTTGTGATCCATTATTGCTAAGCACTTCTCTCCACCGGCAGGCAAAGCAGGTCCGCCGACACTCGGGCGCGGGGTCCAGTAACAAGGTCCACGCTTGATATCGTTATCTAGATCTGGTATCCTGATAAAGAGTAATTCCTGCTGTTCTTTTACGCCTTTGTGGATTACTCCCTGGAAGGGGCGGTCAGCCTGAACTTTACCTTTGACGCTATCTAGAAAAATGTCCTCGTACATTATCCAATCCCAACTTCTTCGAGTCCACCCAAGTGTGTACGGGAGCCTCCCGGTTCTCCGACAGGGCCTAGTTCTGCCTGCTGCACAGGTGCGCCGCCATGCGCGCTGGGCGCAGGGCTAGGCGTCGAGCTTGTTTCGAGCGAATAAGTCCGCATCTGAGAAACCGTGCGGTAGTTGATTGCCTCTTCATTCGGACCAGGAGTTCCACCTAGCTCGATGACCTTTCCGTCTCCAATGTAAACTGCAACGTGTTCTGGGTGCTCATAGAAGATCAAATCTCCCGGTTCTGGTGAGTGTGTGCTGCGACCGTTCGACTTCAGAGTTACTGTATTCCCGCCTCCGCCGTAGCCGAGACCATTGGGGTCCTTCACACCTGCGGCCTTGTAACAGAGCGTGGAAAATGCCGAGCAGTCTGTCTTTGTAAACGCATCTGGTGAGAACAGAGACTTTGCCATCGGACGAACCTGGGCGTATTTGAAATCGGCTTTGTGTTCCAACGCCCACTTTGCAGCATTTACGATCCGTTCGCGCGGAGTCTTACCGCTGATCGTGCCGCCAGCGACTAGGCCGGATTCTACGCCTCCACTCTGCGGGATCGTTTCCTGTTCAGGAGCCTTCTCAGGCTTCGCAGCTTCAGGCATGTGCAGAGCAATGTCTGTTTCAGGAGAAAAGATATCACGTTCAATCCTAAAGACAAGCCAACGTCCAGTAAATGGCCCATGATTCTTGATCTTGACAACCGAACCAGGAGGCGCAAACCAGCGTGAGGCACGACATTTGATAGAGGCTTCTGCAACCGGCTGGCCCGCTGCAATGTTGCCATCAATTTTTTCGATCCCCTCAGACTCTTCGCTTACCTCCATCGTCGGCTTCTTCTTCATCAGGTCCTTGTCCTGGACGAAATAAAAGGACTGTCCGACAACGAACCTACGCCAATTGACTTCGCGCGCTATCCTACCTGTGCATTCCCAAGCGTCCTCACCTGCTGGACCGTCAGGGGGACCACGGTGATATTCATATTCCTTATTGACAACGCGCTCAGCGCTAGAGCTAATTCCATGCTTACCGTACTCTTCTACGATCTTGCTAGATTCTTCTTCCCAAGGTCCATACTTAGTCGCGCCTGCGCCAGAGTGCTGTACTTCCTGCACCAAATCTTCTATTTTGAGGTTAGGCTTTTCTGAGTCGATACGCATAGCCTGCTTGAAGTACCCTGCGGCGTCTGCTGGAACCTCGCGTTTCGCAGGCCAGGCTCCATTATCTACCTGCGAGAACACACCAATTCCAGTCGCAGGATTATTCAAGTCGTTTTTTGCATCTGACTCCTGAATGATGCACATAATGGCAGAGACAAGCACCTTTGTATTGGCGCCCATTTTTGATCCCTGATCCAATGCCTGCTCGAATACTTCCAGCTGGTTCTTATCGGCGGCAACGTGCTTGACTGTTAGGTCTGTAGTAGCAAGCAACCCACCTAGCTGTTCCGCCTTGCGCTCTCGCGCGCTGATCTTCTTTGGCTTCTGGTGTTCTACTGGCTGTTTGACGTGAAGCTCTGGCGACACATAACGAATGTGGGTTGCCTTGACCTGCTTTACCTGGCGCTGGATAAACTGCGCTCGCGTGCAACTTCCCCGCTTTGCAACCATGTGTTTGATGTGCGTGCGCAGATATGCGACAATGCGATCTTCAAAGACAAGTTTGAGGCTATAACCTTCCTTGTCAAATTCAGTTAGTCTAAACCATAAACCATCAACCTTGACGTCTATGGTAGGTAGCTTTTTGTTATCTTTTGTACCAAAGATACCGCTGCGCAGTATTTCGAGCGTGCCATCGTTGATAGTAACGCTGAGAGTGCTTGCACCTTCCATAGTGCGTTTGATCTTTCCTTCGGTAATTGATTCTGCGATGTTGACAGTTAGACCCTTCTGGCTCGCTACATCCAACATAAAGCTATCGAGTTCGACTCTCTCCGCTGCGCGCTCCAGGTCCTCATCGGACGCTTCGCCCTTCTGGCGCTGTAGTTCCTTGTTGGCGGCAGTCATGGCATTATCACAATCGTACCTGCACGCAATGGCTTATTGGGGTCGCGGATAGAGGGATTTAGCTTCTTTAGCTCATGCCAGCGTGCACTGTTACCTAACTGACTGGCTGCGATCTTCTCTAGCGTCTCGCCTTCCTTCACGACGTAACGCGACTCCTTGCCCTGCTTTGCGCCTTTACCCTTCTTCTTGGCGCGCTTCGACTGCGCGAGCTTCCTACGCTGCGCAGAGGTCAGCGCTCCGAGCACATCATCTTCAACATGCTCTTCAACAATGACGGTTGCCGCCTGTCGCGTGCGGATTCCATCTTCTCGCCTATCCGCATCTCCCCAAATAATATCACCAATTACCCAATCAATACCAGGGTTCTTGTGATAATCGTGGGGCACGACTCCACCACTGTTGAAGTACATGAGTGGTGGCTCCTCGCTCTGCTGCCCGCTCTGTTTCCTCCCTGCAAGATGCTCAAGTGTTGCGACTTCGTTTTCAACACTCTTTTCCTGCGCAAATCCGTCGATGATGATTGGTATTTCAATTGCAAGTCCATCGACGCCATCCCATTCCTTGAGTGACCGCCGACGCTTGCGCTTTACCTCTTTCCAACCACCATACATCTGCTTACCTTTAGCAGGGTTTGGGGAGACAGGGCCAAGCAAGCACTGGAAATGGAAAGCGGGCGAATCGCTCCAGAAATACACTGCGCCGAGGCTGGGCTGGTTCTTGCTCAATTCCTTGCCCTCCGCGCGGATAGAGACTTAGTAACCAAGCTAGCTAACTTGTCTCCATTCGGCAAGTATAGATCGGCTTCAAGGTGCCAATGCGGTTCGGCAGCGGGGATCGGAGTAGGGTTAGGTGCGTGCGCGCGCGGAATCATCATGCTCGCAGCATTGCTAGGCTGCACGCTCGAACCTCCAGGCAAGAACACGGTCTCTCCTGGCCCTGCATCATTTATGTGTGCGAGCCCGCTTACAGTCATCGTTCCACCCTGAGCGAAATGATGCCGCTTACGGTAAAGTTCATTGAAGTGTTCGTTGAACTTCTTATTCCACGCTTCCTTAGCGTGAATCTGTGCAGGAGAAACAGGGTGAGCCTTCATATACACTTCGCCTTCGCGCCCGGATTCTCCCGGCTGGTTTCCTCCAAGCAAGTTTTCCGGGCGGTCTCCTGCTGGCAGAACCTTGTTGAGAGCGACGTAGGCAGCCACTAGTGCTGCGACAGGAGCCAGCATCGCGGCAAAGCTCGCAGCCGTAGCTGCTGCGCTCGCTGCCATCGCTATGTTAGCTCCGACAACCGTGGAGGAGAAAACGCCCCAGGCAAGAGCACCTGTAGCGAGCAACACTCGCAGGCCAGCGATAGATGCGCCATACGCGATGATTATTCCGCGTGCTATCCCGGTAGCTATTATCCAAGCCTTCTGTGCGCCAGAAGCTAAAATCAAAGCACCTCGATACGCGACAAACGCCGCTACCAAACCAAAGATGTAAGGGGCGAGGTTTTTCGCTCCTCCACCGAGCGCTACCAATTCTTTCACCCAGGCAGCACTCTGGATAATTACTTCTTTGAGGATCGGCACAAGGCTTTCTCCGAGTTCTCCTCCAACTACTTTCAGAGTGTTCTTGAGTTCCTGCCACTGCCCCTCTACCTCGGCGCGCTGCGCGGACAGGACGCCTTCCGTCTGCCCAGTTTCTTCCATCGCCTTGTTGACCTCGCGGAACGCTGTTGCATTTCCATACAGTGCTCGCGCAAAGGAAGGGCCAACATTCGCTCCAAAGTCTCGCAGTGAGATATTGAGCGCTTCCTGCTTGCTTTCCGCATTAGCGATTTCCATCAAGTGCCTCTGCACTATCTCGCTAATTGGTTCTCCTGTCTTTTCGTGTTCCTTCAAACCCTTAGTAAGAGCGGTAGAAAGCCCACGCCCCATCATCGTGGTCGGGATACCAGCTGCCTGGAATACTCCTAGCAGCTTTACCGTGCTGTCTAAATCAAACCCCATCGACTGGAGCTTTGGCCCGAAGTTTTCTATGATTTTCAGGAGTCCACCCATCGGCTTCTGCGTAGCCTGCGCTACTCCGATTAGCTTATCCATTACAGAGACATTACTATTCAACGGTACGCCAAAGTCCTGCATAATACTCAACAGGCTTGTGCCTGCTGTCTTGCTTGTTGATTCTGCACGCTGCGCAAACGCAGCCATCAACGATGCAGATTTTTCTACCTGAGCGTCGCTCTCGTTGAACTTAGTTCGCAAGAGCACGGCGGCATCGGCTATTTCATTTATGGCATAAGGAGCGGTCTGCGAGGCTTTCTTGATACTTGTTACAAGAAAGTCCAAACTGTTGCCAGTATAACCTGTCTGCTGCTGGATTTTCTTAGCCATATCTGACCAGCTAATGGCAGCCTTTACAGAGAATCCAACAATGCCTGCCGCCACAATACCTATCCCCGTCATACCCTTCTTGACGAGGCCCATAGCAGTCATGTTCTTCGTAGTGGAGGCGACACTAGCCTTTTCTGCCTCAATCATCTTCATGACTGAGGCAGTGTACTTGTCAACTGCTAGGGTCTCCTCCTGAGCGCCTGCGAGGAAAGCAGACTTTCCCTCCAACTCAATGAGGATTCCCATTACCTCCTGCGAAACAGCCATCTAGCGGCCCTCTTCCGCTTCCTTCATTGCAGCGGCACGCGCCTCATGTATACCGCGCGCTATTGCAATGGTATACAGAGACAGAACGGGATCGTCTGTCTGCACCCAAGATATTGGATCTAATCCCGCTAGGCCCATGGATATTCCCTGCTTCACGGCCTCATGCCCTGCGATTCCCCCAAGAACTCCTCATCTGCATCCTCCTGAGCACCTGCCAACCACTGTGTGATTTCGTTGCTCATCATAAGAATGCTCTGCTGAGTTGGGAACATCGCAATAACAACGTGCCGAGCCTGCGTAATTTCAGGCCCGTAAAATTTGAGCAGTTTTGCCAGACGTTCTTCAAACGTTACTGGCACAACATCGTCAATTGGCATCTCTTTGCCAGTTTTGAGATTCCTGACAAATAGCTGCTCGCACGCATCTATGATTGTGTCGCAGGCATCGCGCAGTAGAACAGGTTCGTTCTTCCGCACGCGCCTCTGCACGCCCTTGAGCTTGCTCTCTGTCTTAGCTAGCTCGTAGGGACGAAACCTGGCGAAGATGACCCCATGGTATCCCGGAATATCTAAGTCCAGATGACGGTCTGCCCTTACTTCCTGGTGGATGTCTGCTAGGTGCGCGAGAATTGCGCCGCGCTCATCCCCTGCGGGCGCATACTCGACTACCTCGTCCTCATCTATTTTTAGGTCGTTTATGTCTGCTGGTGAGTCCACAATTGCCTCCCGGCTTGATTAGCTTACTATTCCTGCGGTTGAGACTTCGATTGTCAAGAGTGCTGGCGTGCCTTTTGCCATCGAGTCAGTTGGGGGTGGCGAATACTTTTTCAACTTTCCCTGGTACACAATAGGCGCACCAAAAGGCACAGCATTTATATCCAGCGGCTGCTTCACCACTATTACTTCTCCCTTCCCGACCTTGCTCTTCATCACACCAACCTGAGGATGGTCCCGCACCAAAACGTACAGTCGCTCAAGAATGATGTTGGAAACCGAAATGCTGCCGCCGAGACTAATCTCAGGAACCATTCCGCCCTGCTTGTACTTCGTCTCCTCGGAATCAATCTCGCCACCTTTGAAAGTGTCAAAGGTCCCCAGCTGGATTCCATCTATGGTTACTGTTACGTTGTACTGATCCTGTCGGCTCATTTATATCACACCCTTCCTAAGCCAACTGCTGGGTTATCGGAACCTTGGAGATGAGTATGATTACCATCTCGGCATCCGGGCTCATCCGTAGACCAATTTCCGCCTTCATTTCTAGGTTCGCTAGAGATGCAGGAGTATTGATTGTTGGACCGACATTCACCAAGAACGCTTCCTCTGGCGTTTTACCATACAAGCCCTTGTTGGGCCAGTATTCTGCGAGCATATTTTTGAGTTCACCTTCAAATTCGTGAAGGACGATCCCTGCTCCGTCCACTTCATCGAGAACATAATACTTGGCTATTGCGCCTGCCTTAGCAACAATTGCCATCCGTAGTCGAGCGTTACCTGCATTTATCCAATCCTGCAATGCTCCAGCCGGATCGGTTAGAGTGCGCCATCCGTAGAGGTCAACGACTGTACCTTCCATGGTAAACAGATTGATTCCCTTGGTGTACATTTCGTCTCGGGTGACTTCGATTCCTAGCGATCCTTCTTCAAACGGAGGAGTCGCTAGAGAAATTGCTCGCACACTACGACCATTGTTTGCTGCTGCTGGCTTGTTGGGCGAATTACCATTCGCTTCCGACCGTGCGATAAGCGCCGCTGCAACTGCACTTGGCGGAACTTCTCGCGGCACGTTCGGGAGGATGCCTGGGATAACCGGCCAACGACCTAGCATCATGCCGTAAGTATCGTTGGTCCCACGTAGCGCTAGCGATGCTGCCGTCAGCGTCGAGGCAGTTGCGCTGTTTGGAGCATCCAACAGGGCGAACCTGTTATTTGCAAACGCGTGAGCTAGCTGGTCGATGTAACCCTGCGCGGTTGTACGGCCAGCGTGGCTTACCTGTCCCGGACCCATTTCCTTAGTGAACAGGTTTAGACCATTCTTCCACGTTGCATCCGTAGCTGCCCCGTGTTCATCTTTACCTTCCGACATTGTTGGTTCCTGCGCTTTAGGGTTTAGTACGCCAGCGCCCAAAGTAACAATGATGTAAGGTGAGTTGAGGCTCCAAGCAACGGCTGCGGCCTGTGTCGTGAATTCAGGAGATTTTTCGAGAACGGTTGCACCTTCGACCAATTCCAACCCAAATTTTTCGACTGTACCGTAGACTTTGACTTTCCATGCTTTGCTGAATTCGCCGGGTCCCCTCGCTTTGACTACTAGCGAGGTTGCAGCACCGGAATCTTCCAATTTGAGTTCGCCTGTTTTTGCCGAAGGTCCGACAACGCGACCGATGATAGCTTCAACTCCACCATCGGAGAAAAACTCATCCAGAGCATCATACAAAATGCTGTATGAAAGCCTTTTACCAAATAGCCCTTCAAACTGCGTTAGACTTCCTACCACCTGCGCTTCGAGCATCCCCTTTTCGGTAAATCCGGTAACAAACCAGCGGCCTGTGCGGATTAGCGGAGAGGGGAGCGACGGCGCGAGGCTAGACTGTACTGAATAACCTGGCCGTGGGAGCGTTGCCGTCATTCGCCATCACCTTCTTTGATCGGCTCCTCTTTTTTGATTGTTTTGTCTAGCTGTTCCTGCTGTTCTTTCGCATCTTTTTCTTTGCCCTGTGGACCATCTGTAGCTTCTTCGCGTTCGCGGTTTTCCCGGAACTCAGTTTCAGCTTTCTGCTCCTCGGTTTCGACACCATCAGGTGCCTCAATTAGCAACCCATCATCTAACAAGTGCTTATTCTTTGGGCTGTCCTCGCTCACGTCGATGTCTCCGGTAAAATCTCCCGGAGCCAGAGGACGCCCACCGTCCAGATCGGTAGCCGAAGCTCCGATATACCGGAAATTGCTCATCTTACGCCTTTCATTTTTTCTTCACCAGCGTAACACTGATATGTTCTTCATCCGGGATTTTGCCCCACCCGGTATATGGTTCTGTGGGGTTCTGTTTGGGATTTTCGTATGGTTCACCAAGTATCGGGGCCTTTGGACCACCGCGCTCGTTGAATATACCTTTGAGCGTAACATCAAAATGCACTGTTACGCTTGCTAATGTACGCGAATCTCCAGAGCTTATATCGGTAAATGATTCTCCTCGCGGGACTATATCCTCAATTATTTCTGGTTTCATCTGTAGTCCCTTGCGCTGCATGATCGCGGTAGTAATTGCGCCGCCGTACCGCTTGGCTATTTCCTGTGCGTTGACCTGATCCTGGCCCTTTACTAGCGCTGCAATTCCCACGCCATATGTTCCTTCAAAGGAACCATCTCCGCTCTTAGTTGGCGGTTCTTTATTGCCTGGGCAAACTATCAGCATGGCCGGAAGCTGATCCTGTAGAGGGTTGTCAAATTTGGGCACGATCTGAAAGCTACGTGGTATTTCTGTAAATCCACGTTCAGATAGCCCACGCTGTTCGTCAATTTCTGCCAAATACGTCGGAATCCATCGTTCTAAGTGTTTCTGTAGACCGTTGATAAGAACACTTGCATCAACGATGTTCTGTAGTATCGTCACAGGCTCATAGGAAGAAACCCACCCCGGTTGTGGCTGCTGCGCTTCCTGTTGCACCCTCTGCGCTGATAGCTGCAACACCTAAGAATATCCAAGCGTTGACTGCCTCTGTTATCCGCATCCTGTCATCATCCGTCAAGGCGATAGGCGGACGTGCAGGCAAATGGATTGTGCCTTCCTGGTGAAATACTCCTATTGGATCACTTGTACCAAATAGGAGAGAATCTGGAGTTATCTTCTTCACATGGAAATTACCCTCGGAAGCTAGAATCAAACAGTGTATCTTCACGCCGTAGAATCTCGGGACGCATCCCTTCGCGCATCTTCGCTTCCACCGTGCTCGTTACTAAATCAGCCCACGCCTCACCGCCGCGTCCTCCCTCGGTCAAAAACTGTTCTTCCGAGATACCCATTAGGTAATCATGAATCTTCTCCCAAATGGGCGAGGGGTCGGCAGCACGAATCACCATCCCCTCAAGACGATCTTTGACGCGCTTAGCGCCAACTAGCTGAGCACGAATTACCACAGTGTATCCCAACCAACCATGCCGCCGACATCGACCGGGAATCCTTCGCTCAAAGCAAGCTGAGCATTGTCATCTGTACCCGGTTCTGCTCCTGATTCTAGATCAGCTACTGCGCGGCTTATTTTCTTTACACCTTCCTGATACCGTTCCTGATACATCTTGTATGGGCTCCGCTGCGTTGCAACCTGCTCAGGGAAATAGCTGATCTCAATTTCTGCGGCAACTCCCATCGCTACTACTCGTTTGGCTGCATTTCGTAGCGCGTCCTTTTCATCTCCCTTTGAATCAGGTATATCCTGTCCAAATGATGTGTAACACTCCTGTACGATATCTTTGATTACTTCTTCGACCTGTTCCTGCGTCGGCCTGGTATTGGCAGTAAAAGTGCCCGCCTCTCCTCCACCCCGAGAAGTAGTGCGCGCGTGGAGAATTGCGGCCACTTCCTTTACTGTTGGTGTGTAATCAAGTACGGGCATTTTTACCTAAGCGCCTTCCTTTACCTTCTCCAGACCCTGGATGACCCCGGCTCGTGGTGCGTCTCCACTGGCGCGCTTCTCTGCCTCTTCGAGCCTTGTAGCCATCGCTGGATCGCCATCACTGGCTTCTACAACCTGCGCAACAGTGGGCGTTGGCTGTCCGTCGAAACGTCCTGTGGACATTATCCAATCTACCAACTCGTCATCAGGTAGGTCGGCCAGATCGACTTCCTGCTCAACCACAACCTCCTCGACTGGCGCAGGTGCGCCTAGCCCAGGTGCTGGAACCCCTATCATGGCATAGTGCTCGCGGGCCTGCTCTACCGACCAGAAAGCACCCATTGATTCACCCCGTTCGATGTCTGCCTCGCGGGGAATATCGACTATTTCGTTATGGAACGCCATGCGCTCAACGAGCACTTTCTTTTCCTCCCCGCCGACAATCTGCGTCTCGGGATGGTGATAACGAAACAGTCCGTGGCGAATACATACCTCACCCATAAGATCACGTAACTCCTATGCCGGTAATCTTACGAACAGAGAACGGATTGGTAACATACATAACCGGACGCACACTTGCCTGTATCCAATTACGCTCCGTGCTCTGCTCCCGCCACGTCTCGGTGCCTAGAACCTTCTCCAGGCGCATCTCACCAACCAGCTGGCTGGCAACGATGTAACCCGTTCCGACTGCCACACGGTTTGATGAGAACACCGTGAGATTTATGTCCTCCAACCCCTGGATCAGAGTCGAAGTGTAAAGCTGACGCAGACGCAGCACGTTGAGAGGATTGAGGAGAATGGTGTCATATGTAACACCAAGCTCATCTTTATCAGCCAACATCTGAGCGGTCAGCAGATCCGCATACGGAGAGTTACCAAGAAGGCTCGGTTCCGTACCGGCTGGTTTGTAGGTATTCCAGTCATGCCCGGAGTATGTCTGGCTGGGGAACAGCGCAAGCGCTTTCTCCAACTCGGCAATTGCGCGGGCATTGATCTTACGGATGATTGTGTTAGTTAGCTGGCGAAGCTGGTTCGTGAGTCCGACCGAATCATTACGTTCGCGGGCCTCATCAGTAACGTATACCTTACCACCCCACTTTTCAACTTCAGCTACCTTCGGGGTGACACGTTCTGACGTAACCAGCGGGTATTCCTCGCCAGGTGCCACACGCTGCACGTCGCGCGTGAGGTACAACTGGTTGGTTAGAGCCTGGTCGTAAACGACCGCTCCACCTGTTACACCGCCAGCCGATGCAAATACACGGTCAGCAATGAACCTCTGCAAAGAAAGATCCATTATCATACGTGTAACCCGCGTTGGCTGGTTCAGCATAAGATCCACCGTGATAAGGCTTCCCGATACTGTCGGAGGCCCTAGTGGATGCTGTACTGCTGCTGGTACACTTGGCATTTAGTTATTCACATCCTTCCTAGCAGTGCAGCTTGACGTAAGCATCGTTGCCGGACGTAGCGCCAATGCAAACCAAACCAACAGGTGTGTTTGCCGCCGTGCCTCCTGCAAGTGCCGCTGTTTCAGCGACGGCTTCCGTCAGGAACGCGCCTTTGGAGGTTTTTGCATTGGCCGCGAAAACGCTTTCCAATGCAACCGAGTTTGCATTCAGAAGTGCAATCAATTCCGCTGCCGTCACGGTTGATTTTTCTTCTTTGTTGGTCGGTAGGTTTATTGTCATTACTTTGGCGGCGGTTTTGACGGTGAAGGCAGTTTCTTTACCCGTCATCGTCACGATCACTTTGAGTTCCGAAGGTCCAGGTTTTACAGCAGTTAGCTTGATGCCGTTACCTTCCGCGACTTTCATGATTTCGATGCTAGCTGCGGTCGCGTTCGTGGCCGCTGCTTTTACCGCCTTGCCTTCTGCACCAACGGATATCTCTTCACCTGTTTCCAGGTTTTCTCCTGCCGTTACCGGCACAATACCCTCAGTGATTGCACCTATCTTTTCAGCTTCCTTGCCAGTCCATGTGCTAACTCCGAGAGCCCTTGCACCGGCAGGGCACGTCGCACACATGAGGTTTCCACCGTCTACAGGATCGGACGCTCCGACCTGCGCGGCTAGAGGCATACCGGGACCGCTCAGCGGAAGCTCCACCGGGGCCACGAACCTCTTACCCTTGATTTCTCCGACACAGCCAACCGTTACGCGGTCGGCAGATTCAAAGAGTGGAATGCACTCTAGTTCAGGCATAATTTATGCCTCCGCTATGATTCGTGGGCGATTACCCGTTTTACCTGAACGTGCCGCCATTACACGGTCGCGCTCATCATCATTCAACCAGTTTAGCTCGTAAGCCTCGCCGGTAATTCCGTCAGCGTTGTCCTCGGCCGTGCCAATCTCTGTACCTTTCACAGGAATTGCCCCGGCCTCCAGGCTCGCCAAAAACTCGCGTGTGCCTGTGCGATCCTTGCCCATTAGTTTTATGTAATGATCCCGTCGGGCGGGCGGAATCTTACCTTCTTTGACGCAAGCGGCAACGTAATCCACATCGTCTGTGCCAACGCGCTCTTCACGTTCTTTTGTGAGATCAGCAATCGTCCGCTGAGTCTCCTCCCATGCCGCACGGTCAACCGTAACACCGCTAGCGGCGACAGGTTCACCCTCGGGCACGGCCTCTTTTACTTACTCTGCGGGCTCCGTTTTGGCATCATCCTCTTTTGCCTCGGGCTCTTTGACCTCTGGCTCGGGAAGCTCGATGTCGAGCGCCGCGTTTATCTGCTCATCGGTTGCGTCGTCAGGCAACTGCTCCTCAGTCAGCTGAAGGCGCTCGCGGAGCTTTTTGAGATCCACTTTGTTCGTCTCCATTCTGATTCGATCCGGTGGCCGACTTGCAGCCATCGAATACCTGCGCCCAGTATCGAAGTTTTCCACTCCTGCGCTTGCTGCAATTGCGCCATCATCCTCCGCGTACTGAACTTTGACTTTTACTGGGTCTCCGAACTCGACGCCCTCGCCTGCGACTGAATAAGGCACGGCCCATAGGTTTTCTTCATCATCATCGACAATTAGCAGTGGTGGGTCAACATACACTGAACAAACCCACCACCAATATCGCCCACTTTCCTCAGTGGCAAAGTCTTTGTAGAAGTCACGCCGAACGTCCTCATACTGCACGCTCGCCGCGACTATTTTTGGCATAGTCACTCCTCTCGATGCGGCCACCTTCTCTCCAACCGACCTTACTTCAACTCCTTCCGGTCCCTCGGCTGAGAACATAATCTGTAAGTCCTCATTCGTAGCGACTGCTGGAAGACTTATACCTAGCAGAGCAACACGTGGCATGATCGCACTATGTTTGGCGCCAGTAGCGGAGATAACATCTCTCCAAACCTCAACGCTCCTGCTAGCGTAAGCTGTGGGCATGATCTCAGCCAGCCACTTCGGCACGCCGACTAGATCAGCAGAAATTGTCTGTCAGTTATTGGTAAGCTGTAGGTTCGTGAACTTGCCTAGCGATGGCTGCTCTCCAAAAAACCCTTCATTACCATACGGAGTCATACCGGGAGAATCTAGCTCAGTGTGCCCAATTATCAGGCGTGGCTCCTTGACCGCAGGATCATCTAAGCTAGCAATAATCGCTTTGAGGTCTTTCTCAACAATCGTAATCGTCCCAGTCATGGCGGTCTCCCACTCGCCAGTGGAAACTAGCTCGACTTTGGGGATTGTTACCAAACTGCTAGGCATCGTTTTTCTCCTCATTTGGCTGGAGCGCGCGAGCCAGACCCTTCCGCCACCGACCCACGCGCCCCAACCGCCTTGCCGTGGCCGCAGTGGGAGGCGTACCGCCGCCTTCATCTGGAGCCGATGGGGTGCACGGTGCTCCAGGTATTGGCAAGTCTTTATTGGTTTTCGAGATCATCGGCGGTAGCTTCATCTCTCTCTCAGGCCCTTTGAAGCTAGATATGTCCATAGCTTCGCGTACTGTCTCCTCTAGTTCGTCATCTACGCGGATAATGCCATTTTCCACGCATTTGACGAGCGGTTCGATAGCAAGCAGCGGGTCATCTTCGCGGTGGTATTCTAGTCTCGGTACTGTGTCGGTCTCTCCGTAGTTCCAGAGCCAATTCTCCTCAATTACATCCTCGTTAGTGGTATCTCGATACCAATTTGCCAAAGTCTCCTGTGCAAGCTGGAAATAGTCAATAAACTCACTGCCTAGCGCCCGGCTTCCGTGCAATGTCGAGCCAAGCTGCATAAACATCATCAAATACTTGCGCGCCATCGCCTCATCATGGTAATTTATGCTGGCAATCGTGTCCGGCAGCGTTCCTTTTACCCCCATCAATTCCATATCGCTGCCGTCCGGCAGTGTTACACCACTAACATCTCCTGCCTTCGCCTGCTGCGCTGCGCGGCTGAGGGCTTCCATCTCGACTTTGCTTGCGCCTGGAGCAGCTTTAGTCTTTGGTATTCCCATGCCATTTCGCTCATGCTTTAGCGCATCTACCCTGAGCAAACGGTCCTTTATCAGCCAATTTCGGTACAAAGAGCGCATCATACTGTGTCCGGTCCAGTTTGCGCCCTCCTGTTCCCAAATGTACTTCACAAGCCTACTCGCGGGAATCGGCTGCACCGGAACGCCTGGCTGCGTGATATTCTGGCGAATTGCCACTAATTCACCTGTACCGTCGATATCGAAGTCCATAATGGTAAGCGGGGGCCTCGGAGACAACTTTGTCATGTGCCAGAGACCATCATCCTGTATTTCCCCGCATGTCTCCATGTAATAGAAGCCAAACGCAAGCGCCTTGAACGCATGGAACATATGCTTATCATGGCTAAAGCGCTTGCGCAGGCGTCCACGCGGCTGATCTTCTTCGCCTTCAAGAGGTAAATTGAAGTCCGCCGCGAGCTTCTTTACTGCTTTCGGATCACATCCATTCGGGTCGATGAACCAGTTATACCTGCGTATTGGTATGGTACTGCCTATGTGTAACCCATCTAGCTGCGAATCATTCATCATCGCAGCGTAGGTCCACACACTCTGCGGCCACATTAGCTGTGGCACGACCTCTAGCGGATCACCCACCCACATCTGAGACCAAGGGAGAACACCCAGGCTCGTCTGCGCACCAATCTCTTTTGTGGGCGGACCTGTCTCCTTTGGCAAAATACCCCCACCGGATATTTCCCGGACTAGCTCAGGGCCAGCCGCCGCAACGATGTCACGCACAGACGTGGGGGTTTTTGCCCTTACCTTCATTTTAGTTTATTCGCCTTCCGTGGGCGCGGGTTTTTCTTCCGTCGGTTCGGCTGGCGGTTCTGTTTTGGTTTCGGGTTCTTCTTTTTTGGCCTCTTCTGGAGTGGCTTTGAACCCTGTCACGGCGTCGTCAAGGTCTTTCACCATTCCACGCAGGGCTTCGAGTTTTTCTGCGGGGATGTTGTGTTCCTGCGCAAGCAGGTTGATCTCATCTTTGATTTCTGTAAACTTGCTCGCCAAGTCTGTCTTGAGGTTTTCAAACGCTACAATTGTGTCCTGGAGTTCGCTCATGACTATATCAATTACCTCTCTGAGTTCTTTGATTTCACGTCTTACCTTGTGCAACTCTCGGGTTGTATGCCAATCCATTCCCATTATGCGTTCATCTTCGCTTTCGCAACCAGATGGAGATATTCCTCTAGCTGTTCCGCTTTGTGTCCCTCCCACGTCTTGCCTGTTACTTTGTTGAACATCTCCTGGGTAACATAGGCGATGATCTCATCATTGAAGTGTTCAAAGAACTTATACGTCATAAGCTGCCGACGTGCCCAAGTGATGAGAGCGGTAACACCTTCCCTTGGCCTTCCCATTACAGGTATGTAGTGCCCACCTATGATCTGGTAGCCGCCGACATACGACCAAGGCTTATTGCGTGCAAACTGCGCGTCGGCGGTATCGGGAAATTCAATCCCAATTCCAGCACACTCAAAGAGATAAGCAATCTCCAGCAAGTCCTGCACGTTGCGAGGCTCGCCAAAGATGTAATCTCCAATGAAGTGCTTTGCACCATTGTCATCCGTGATGCCCTTCTTCTGGCGCCATTTGCATAGCTCATGCAAATCAGTTCCGTTGTCATTTTCTAGTGTCTCACGTTTGAATCCACTGTACCGTTCATATTCAGTTACAACACAGTCACCTTTGAACGGCGGTATGGCGTTGACTGCATTGCGGGCAAATGCCATATGCTCATGCGCAGGTCCGGCCCACGCACAGTCCCCGCAGCCATCGAATCCGGGCGCTACAGACTCGTCAGGACCATTGCCCAACATCATCCACTCTTCACCTAAGAAGTCATTTCCATGACCCCACGGTATAGTCGGTATTTTTGGCAGGAGACCTGCGCGCACTAGCCCAGGACGAAAATCAGACCAGAGCGTATCGCGCTTATCGAAGCTCGCTGGCTTCTTACCCAAATGCAAACCACCATCTGTAGGTGTCATGCGTTCCTCAATTCGCGGTTGATCTTGGCGCCTTTAGCGATCCATGCCTTACAAGCGTGCCGGTAGGTAATTGGTTTAGGTGGTCCTGGTTTGCAATTGTGCTTGCGAATCAAAGCGCGAATTACTTCACGCTGCGCGATCAATTTTGCTCTTGTATTTTTTGTTGGGTGAGGTACTGACTGCTGGGTAAAGGTCTGAAAAGCGCTGGTATTCCGTAACCACAGGCTCATATCCCCCGAAAGTGCCCCGTTATAGGCAGTGGAGGAGAACTGATGTGAGTTGTAAGCACTGCGCGGGACCCCACATGGGATCGGAGCGCTGGGATATCCAGCCAGCCATGCAGTTGTACCTCGCACCCACCGACAACCAGCGTGCGGCGTGTAGTACCACTGGCCGTTATAAATATTGACCCTTCCATATGTCCTCCTTAGTATGTGCACCATGTGTTCTAATCCTGCATAATTGAACGCCCCGTACTCTACGTCAAGCGTGGGCGGGAATGTTCGTCTAGTGTTACGTGTGATTCCTGCGGCTCGGAGTCGGTTGATAAAAGTGTAAGCCTCAGAGGCATTATAGGATGAAACGAAATCGTAACCGCCGACTGCCATTCCAAGCGCGCGGGCACACTTAGCCATACCGATAAATGTGGCATCTATAAATCCTGTTCCCTGGTTAGCCTTCAAAATTACACCTGGGTGTCCGTGCGCCTTTATCCTTGCCATGCCTCGGCATGACACGGGATCATTGTTGCTCAAATCTGGATACTGGATTGCGTGCGAGAGAAACGCTCCAAAGCGCTTACTCTGTGGCGCTGCTAAGCCCTGCTTGATTTTGACTGGTGCACAGACACCCATTGCCCCGTTGCCTGCTGCTGCGCTCGGACAAGACTGCTGGCTCTGCTTCAATGCCTTGTGTTCCGGCGTTTCCTTTTCACCACAAGCGCTAAATGCCAAGCTGGCTGTAAGTAACCCCGGTAATATGAATCTAATTGTTTTCATGCTATGCCTACCCTCATCATCTGACACATAAAAAATGTCTGTTCGGCTTCGAAGCCATTTGTAAATGCCGCCCGCACCCATCGCACTGACGGTTTATGGACTATCTCCGCATAGTATTCACAGCCAACGGCCTGCGCTAGTTCGACGCTCTTGATCTTCTTGAATAATGCGTTGTCCCTACTTACTTCCAAATACAGCGTGCCTTTACAGTTCGCAGTAGCGCTCAGTCGTACCTCTCCCACACCAATGCTGGTGTTAGTAAAAGCCGTAGCAGTCGCTACTACCGCAAGGTCTACGCTTCCCGGAGTTGCCATGCTCGAACCTTTTGTCAAGTTCGTGCTGGAAATATCGGTCCACTGGCCCGGAGCGAATACTCCTCCAATTACAGCACCAGCTGCCGATAGTGTTCCGTTGACAAGTCCGATAACTGGCTCGTAGTAACCGGCACCCTGCGTTATCTTCACGTTGATCGTACCACTTGTCAAAATCGTACAGCGCGCCCGCACATGCGTTACTCCAGGCGGGATCGCTGCCTCCCAACCGATCGGAGTGTTGGTCTGTGCGGACAGAGCAGTTGACGTGCTTGTGCCACTTCCCGTGTTGGCACCCATAAGCGCCATGTAGGTTTTACCTTCATTGTATGAGCACTCAACGACTGCCGTGGCCGTGTTATATTCTCCCGAGAAGAAAAACGACACAAGGTTCATGCCTTTGATGACTTCCATTACCACCGTTTCAGCAACAGCTTTCATGGAGCCTTCAAAAAATGTATCTTCCGCCTTGGATATTATTAGTGGGCCGATTTTGACAGCCATTACACTATTCCTTCTGTCCAGATCGCTTTGATTTTTTCTTTACCATCTGTCTGCAACCAAACGAACGGTCCAGGCAATTTTGGTTCTGTCTGTCCTGCCGCCAAGTACACAGTGCCGGGCTTCGAGTTGGCTCCTTCCGGTCCACCGATACCAACCTCAATCTCAGCAAGCGGTTCGAGATTGACGCTGATAACAGGTGGCGAGGAGATTATGATATCTAGTGGTTCGCTCATGGTATGTTTATCGGCACGACGCCTTTTAGCGGGTACTGGGGTTTGCCTTCTGCGTTTTCCATCTTCAGGTAGTAAGCTATTTCATCGAGCCCTGCGATTGGCTCCGATTCGGTTTCTGCTTTTGTCAATTCCGCTACAATGAACCCTTCGGCAGGGTTGATTCCCAGACCATTACCAGACACCAAAGTTTTTACTGTCTTGAGGACAAGGCTAAACGTCCACCCTGTCGCATTGAACTTTGCTTTGTGGTATTTATCGACCCAAAGCTGAAACGTGACTTCCCACGTTCCTCCAACTGTGATGGCCGGTAGATTTTCGGTGGCTGGTACTATCATGGTTTTTGGGCTCCTAGCCAAACAGTGCGTCTCCCGCAAGCGCGGCGCGATGTCCTGCTGCTGGTGGTCCTGCGCCCTCTGCTGTGACAAACGCTACAGACCCATGCCGGGATGCACCCAGCACAAGCTCTAGCTCTAAGCGGCCTTTGGCGAGCACCTGCCCGCCGTCGTCTACAGCTTCGAGCAGGCCAGCTACTCGCTCCTTCTTGTCTATGCTCTGTCGCAGGAAAGCCATGGTTACTGTCCAGTCGTGTGTGAAACGCAGCTCTTGGCGAGTCCACGTGAGATTGCGTAGATGGCTGCGATTCCGTTCAGAATCAAGCTCTTGGGGTCGTGTGCTCCATTGATTACTGTCTGAATCCCTGCGCCAATGAGCACATAGAACTCAGATGAGAGGTAAAACGGCTTGGTCTCTAAAACCTTTTTGGGCATTGCTCCTCCACTTTCCTTACATTGGCATGTCTAGTAGGTCGCCCGTCAAACTTGGCAACGGGTCAGGATCAACGTAAAACTCCGGTGGCCGCACGCAACTCATCATCGCTGCGTCCGCGTTGTCTGGTGATGGTAATCCTCGTTTTTCTAATTCCTCCTTTGTCTCAATCTGTACCCTGCCAGCCGTGTCGTGCCAGAACTTGATATTGCACAACTCAGCAGCTAAATCTTCATCAGCTGGGTCTAGATCAATTAGTCCTTCCTCCATGAGGCCGCGCAGATTCCAGTAACCCTCCGCGCGCCTGTTCTTGAAGCGGTCGGGCCGGACGTGTGCTTTTTCGCTTCCCACGAATGGCACCACGTTTGCACCAACTGCGTTCATGAAGTCGTAAACTGTAGCTCCGAGTCCAATGGCGTCTATCTGCATTGGTACACGATTTGCGAACTGCCGCAGTAGCGCCATCAGCTTGCCACCAGTCTTGTCCGTCAACTGCTTGTGGACCTCGTATATCTTGCGTACCTCTCCCCCACGGTTGTGGTATACACAAGTGCGGTCCTTGCCTAGCCGCGCGATGTCGGCTCCCATTACACCAAACTCCAGCGAGTGCTGAGTTTCGTATTCGTGTGCCGCCCGGATCATCGCGGGCGAGATGAGTGTGTCGTCTGCGACCTCCGGGAAACAACCCAGGACCTTGGAAATGTAATATGGGCTTTCCTCGCCCCACTTACGTTTGCGCTCTTCCACCCACATCTGACCTGTGAGCAAATCTTCTAAGCTTGGTGGTATAACCTCGCCAGTGTTCCACGGTAGATCAAACGCTGAAATCTTGATATTATGCCAACCGCTTCCAGGGCGACAGTTTTTCTCAAACTCAGATGATGGGTCATCCGGGTTCCCAATCGCAAGTATTCGGCTGTTGGCGTTTGTGACAAGGGATTCGGCTGCAACCCACAGCCAAGGAGGTACACCACAAGCCTCATCGAGCACCACAAGTACATAGCGGGCATGGATTCCCTGAAACGCCTGCATCGCCTCGTTAGGGTCCGTAAGGTCCTGAGGCTTGCGACCATAAGCAACGATTTCGTCACCGATGTACCAATTGGCGTCCAGAGTAATCCTTCCCTCAAGATTACCCTTTCGGTGTGCACGTCCTATCTCCCTCCACAATATTGCTTTTACCTGTTTGTCGCTTGGTGCGCTTGTCACTACGAACGCCTCGCCAGGAGCGTACCTGTCCAACCACGCGGCGCAAATCCGACTGGCGATAAATGACTTCCCTGTACCGTGTGCCTACTGGACCGCTGTGAATCGGTTCCGTTCGACGCTCTCGCATATCTCCACCTGCTTTTTCCACACATGCTCTTTGAGCCGTGTCTGTATCCACTCCCGGATAGGTTCCACCGGGAGAGGATCAAGAAAATCAGCGACACGACTAAGAACGCTCGACATGGTTACTCCGACCAAACCAGCTCTGTTTTGATCTTGACAATATCTGCTGCATTTACCCCATAGTGTTCCTTCAAGTCTTTCCCCAGCATATCAAATAACTCTTCGCCATTCTTAGCTTTTATAGTTACAGTGAAACCACTACGTTTGTTTTCGTTCTCTGTGTAATCAACGTTTACCCGATATAGCTTCATGTTGGGTTCACTCTCCCTAGCAGCCAAGCTAGCGCTAGCGTGCCCGCCACTACGATTACTAGAATCATGTCTTGGGCCTTCCGCAGTACCAACACTTGAGTGTTGCGCTTTTGTACACATGGTTTCCTTCTTTACACTGTTTTCTCATTGTGCTAGTTCGCGCATAAACGCACGCACCGAAGCTAATTCTGCTTCAAGGTCTTCAGCGCGTTTTTCGGCACAACCCATATCTCAGCCTCAGAGAACGCTGGCCCCGCGTGCGCAAAGATGCGGCCCGGCTGTGATATGAGCTTCCATTCGCGCATGTCTTTACACTGTTTGTTCATGCTGGTAGAGTAAACGCCGTTGGATGTGAATATTCTAGACCATACCTGGGAAAATACTTACGCGCCCATGCTCCTGCAATATAGTGAAAATCACGCAGTGGCAGTGGCAACATGTCATTTTCATCTTTAGCTTTCTCAGGTATTGCAAAATCAGGTATGTGATGTGGACCTATACTCGTCTCACCAAGAATACCACGAGTTTTACACTGTTTTCTCATGGTCGCATCCTATCGTCCAGTGCATTTACCAGTGGCACTCGACGTTCCATCGCCTCATTCATGCGTGGTACGATTTTGCGGTTGTTGAATATCTCCTGGCGACAAGCATAAAACTCCCCAAAGGCGTCGCAGCAATTCGAGAGCATCTGGATATCTTTCTCCCGACGTTCCCGTTTAGCTTTGCTCTCCCAAACAAACATCAGCCAATCCTTCTCACAAAGAAAACTATCAGGTAAACCACAACTACAATTATCAGTATGTCTAGTAACAAACCCATTACGGTGTCCTTCCTGTCTTACCTGGGTGCTGCTTAGCGTAATCCGCGCTCTTGTAATCCTCCCTGGTATCGTGCTTGATCCCTTCCACCTGCGTAGCTACGCTAGGGAACCTCCATTTTAGCCATTCCAGTAGTGTGCCGCCGCTTGTGGGTGGGCGCACGCCTGGAGTGTTGCGCGCTGGGTTCTGTGAAGGGAAGCCAGGTGCGGGCATTATTCCGATCCCACTTCCACCACTGTTCGTTTTACCATCTGTCCTGGTGCACAGTTAGCAACATCGACACCTTCATTTTCCAGTTCGGCTCGAATCCCGTTCGCTTCCATCTGGATTTCTTCGGTGCGTTTCAACTTACCCCAATACCGTCGAGCAGCTTTACGGATTTCTTCGTTTGTCATCGCCATTATTTCACCAAATAGTTTCCATGCACGCTGCGCGAATATGGTTTTGTCTTTGGACTACGGCGTGCACCGAACGTCGAGACCTCGGCACCGCGTAAACCTGCCATCTTCGACTGCCTCGCGTGGATCTGTCGTTTGCGTGGCGCACCAACTCTTACAGGTGGCGGGCAACCGTGCTTTACTTCATAAGCGCGCTGCCCAACCTTGTCTCGGAACTCTGCCCGGCAGCGATCAGTGCAGAACGGGGCAGAGCCTTTGCCACAATTGACGCAAGCTCCGCCCCGTACTGCGCGCGCCAGGGCAGTGTCCCCGCGAGCCTCAACCCCACCTTTTGGTGCAAACACTGGTGGGTCAAAGTTTGATTTAGGCTTGTTCATTAGCAATTCCTTCCCTTGAGCCTTCCAAGAGTATCAGTGTAGAACTGTGTGGATGCTTCCTTTTCTAGTTTGGATCGCACGGGTGATTTTTCCTGGAGCGTCTTTGCCTCACCAATGATCTGTCGCAGGCTAGTCTTGACTTCCTCAATGTTGTTGCAGTTACCTTTGATGCTGCTGTTTGCACTTGTGAATGCCAATACACTCAGTACTACCGCCGTTACCGCGAGCAGCGCGACGCAAGCTGTGAGTGTAGTTGTGATTAGTGTTAGGTGGTGTTTGGTAAAGTCCGTCATCGATGGCTCGAAACGTAGAGTGTCACTGCTGCTGCAATCAGGCTTGCAATGATCGTCGCTGTAAGCCCTATGAGTGCAACCCTGAGTGACCTCCGTTCGTCTGCGTGGAACTTCTCTCGCTCATCAAAATCTCGTTTCAAGTTTTTGATATCGTCTCGTAAGTCTTTCACACTTGATTGCAATAGAGCTACGCTTGTTACCAAGCTAATGTCTGCACGTCCGCTGCCAACAAGCTCTCCAATGCGTGCAAGCTCGCGTTCCATCTGCCGCATCCGTATGTTACCAGATTCTCGTTCACCTGTTTTATCGCGGTCGTCCATTATCGAGTTAGAATCGTTATGGTTACACCGATAGACACCATCAATCCAACAAGTCCTACCATCCTTGCCTGAAACTGTGCCAAACTCGCCTGTGCTGATTTCTGCTCGCTCATGAATTCAACCACGGGCTTGTGCGATACATCAAAGCGTTCGCTGAGGGCCGCAAGATCATCCTTGGTAGCCATTTCTCCACGTTCTTTCTCGATCTGGCTGCGTAGCTCATTAGCCTTCTCATCCTTGTAAACCTGGATTTCCCGTTCAAGTCCAAGGGCTGTCTTGTCTGCCTCATCCTTGATACGCAATGCCTTTTCGCGCTCCACTATTTCCGCTGCATACCTGCGGTCTCGCTCCGCTGCAAGTTCCTTATCAGCAATCCTAAGCGCTTCTAAATGTGCCGTTCGTTTCATCTATCTGCTATTGGTATGCCGCCCAGTATATATTACCCTGCTCATCAATGAAGTGTTTACCACACACTTCATCGGTTAGTTTATCAATAACTTCCCACGGATCATCTATCTCTTCTTCTAGCCATGGTGCAATCCATAGTGCAAATCGTGTTCGCAATTTATTCATTTTGCTTTACCCTCGATGACTGCTAACTCCTTGCGCAGTGCTGAACCCAACTCCCGCTGTACGTCCTCCTCCATTCCTATGCGCCTACATGCCGCCGCTAACGCCTCGCCCAGCAATGCTACTTCAGCCTCCTTGGCTTTGGTGAGGCGGTCGGTGAGGCCCAGTTTCTGTGCCACTTCTACCATCTTGAACAGCTTGTCCTGAAGCGAATCTACCCGTTTGATCCATAGAGAAAAGTCAACGATCCTGTTACCATTCACATCCACAGAAACCCACAACTCGTGAGCCATCTTAGTGGTTACAGGGTCGAATGGTTTCTCACTCAAACCCGGCTTCAAGCGTCCTACTTCTGCGTTTGCGTAACGTAGCTCAAAGGCAACTTCATTGATTAGTTCCTGCATACAATCTGCAAGCTCAGCCTTGTCGAGCGTGTCCAAATAACTACGCTCTCTAGCACGCTCAACGCGCCAAGCGGCCAAGGGCTCAGTAGTAACCATTTTCCCCTTGCGACGCCTGGTAACGACATAGGACATGTGTGTAGCGTAGCACTTGGTTTTTATTACCAAAATTGCACAGTTACTCGCCTGCACGCGCGCACGACGCATATTTAGAGCCCAACTTTTCTGCGGAACGATTTTAGAGGAAGCGTGCGACCTGCACCGCAATCTGCCGCGCAGCATCCCTCGCGTGCTCGCCGCCCCTACACCATAACCCCCAGTCTTTCAGTCGCGCATTAGTGGCAAACGACTTACTGGTAGCGGGTACTGTACGAATGATCCTCTCCCCTGGAATAGCTCTAACCAACATTCCCTCGACCAGCCCAGCAAGTCGTGGTGAAGAAACACCCACCCGCGCCATCGAGCCCCCGGCCATGCCTCCCGGTCTACTGCGCAGTCGGTAATCCTCGATACACAACAGTCGATTTCCAACAGGCACAGAGGATAAACAACACTCAAATTCAAAATCCAACCATTCGCCTGCGATTCGTTCCGCTCCCCGACGCTCACCATCAGCGGTCCCTTTACCACAGTCCACCTGCGTCCATTCAAACCGCCCAGCCCGCAACGTACCGCTGATCGAATCGCCAGATCGTACATCGCCAATCCAAGTCGTGACACCACTAACACCTCCTAAATCAAGCCCCATTATACCATAACGCCCTACCAAATCACCAACAGAACTCTCAACCTCAAATCGCTTCATGAAACCCCCTCGCACGCATAGGACGGACAGTCTCACTAGCGCGAGCCCAGCTAACCCCTATTGCAATTTTCGATTTCGCTAAGCCTCGAAAACACACACACACACCGCAAAAATCGTTTCGACAATAAGCTGCTGTCGCGCTAGTGAGTCCTTCCGTCCCGCGTATACGCGCGAAGCCTCCAATTTACTTACCATCAAGTTCGATCATATCACCCAAGTATTTCTCCAAATTGTGCATCTTCAAAATAGCCTTGTCTACCTCTCGCCCCATCTTCTTGTACTCAATTGCCCAGTTAGCTATCTCAATCATGCGCTGTCTTAGCTGCTCCACCTGAACCTCGCGCCAGCTTTCAGAGCTAATTGAAATCAACACAGAGCCAGTCAGCTGTTCCTCCATGTCTTTGCGCAACTCAAATATAGACTTGACATCAAAGATCACAACAACTTCCAAGAATCTGTGTGATATTTTGTTCCAATTTTTGCGTTTTTCTCCGTTGGAAACTAGCGCCAAAGACCGCGCTTCGCAAGCACAATCCCAACACCACTGGCGACAATCTGGAATCGCATCCTCATTCCGCTCCCAACCTTCTTCAAAAAGCTCTCGACGTAGCTCGTCTGCTGCCTTGATTTCTTCGCCTCGTCTGCTCATTGTAGTCCTTTCTAAGCCGTTTTAGACCTCTAGTAGTAGGGTAGTAGCCCTATAGCCCTGCAAACGCCTCCTACCCCTGCCTCTGTAAGCCTCCGAGCACGTCTATAGCCTTGTCTCAGGCAGTCCCTCCTGAATAGCCTGCCAAACTGCCCCTCTCCTCACGTAACAGACTAGATTCTGCTTCTTGATACAGTTAGCTTCGCCCATTTCTTCATCTGCTAGGTATTCGATGAAGTCCCAAGCAGCCTCAAAGCTATCGCAATCTTCAGTGCGCAGCCTGCTCAACTTGCTGCTAAGCGCTCCGCTCGGGTCGATGATCTGTGCCGCCTCCTCGGCGGTGAGATCACGTTCTGTCCAGATTACACCAACATGCGCAAAGTTCTGTGGGTACTCCTTGGCGAAGTCGGGCGTAAACTCATCCCATTTATCCAAATCTCCGACGCCCAATACTTTGACTTTGACGCCCGACTTCAGAACTCGGCTGCGATCAACCCAACCCCACCACTCCTCACCACTCCTGAACGCCCAATCGAGAGCATCCTGCATGGTGTATGAAGCGTCTGGTGGGCGCATTTTGGTTTCCTGTTCCCTCAGAAATCTCTGTCTCATACGATCAGTCAGACGGTTATATTCTTCCTGTGCATTGTCAAAACTAATAGTTTTCTCTGTAGCTGAATTCATGATTTTGAAAAACTCCGTACTCATCGCTTTGACAATCTTGTCGATTGGGTCACCATCTGTATACGTGATTCCTGCCTCCTGCATGTTACGCTTCATCTGGTCCATGAACCCTTTAGCGTCTAGAGGCTCATCTGGTTCTCTCATTGCGCTTTCGATCTGCACTCCTGCAAACCAAGTGCCATTCCACTCGGATGGTATTCCCCAATCATCGGCACTTACATACTGCACAGGAGTCATTGGTGGCTGCTTACAAAGCAAGTACAGATCACGCGGAATATCCTGCGCTAGTACATACCAATCTTCATCATTACACCGAACTCTAATCATCAGCTAGCTCCGGGTACACAAAGTTGAGGTGCGTGTCGATTCCAATGCACATAGCATCCGCCGTGTAGATCGTGACATAGCCAAGTTCTTCTGATCGTTTGAATGTGCGTTCACTAAGTCCTGTCCGCGCTGCCACTTCTCTGAATGTAAGGCCGGACGCCTTGATCGCATTGAGCATCGGCTTCCACGGTAGATTGTCTGCGTGTGCATTACCGCCCATGCCAGTACGTGCCGCTCCATATGCACCATTGACGATCTTACGCACAGGCTTTCCTTCGCGCCGTCGTCGTGCCGCCGCACTCTCACGGTTGCGCTCTCGCATCCTGGCTTTTTTATCAGCTGTGCTGGCATAGTAACGTTGCAGTTCTTTTTTGCGCTCGCAATCAATGCAGTAGGTTCGCAGGTTCTCATATGTGATGCCTTTGCTGCTCGTTGATTTATATTTGTGGAAATCAGACTTTGGCTTTTTCAGCCCGCATATTTTACACTTCCTCATCATTTGGCAGTAACTCATCTAGCTGATCTGCCACACCATCTAAGAAGTCCCGCCACTTGCCCTTGTTGATCTCTGGTATATCACGGATATCCGCGCAGACTTCTCGCATCCGTTTCTCCAGCGCTTCGCACAACTTCAGCAGCGCCCCCTCAGTGCTGGCGGTATCAGAGAAATCGACGCCATTTGACAATGCGTGCTTGCGCATATACTTTCTCATCTTGGTTCGCTCGATATCGTGACGCTCGTTCAAATGATCCATGATAGCTTT